TCAAGGAGGAAATACTTCGGCTTACATTCTTTCAGGAGTCTAACGAATTCGAAGAACAGTTTACTTCGAGAGTCTTTAAAATTCAACCCTTTACCCGCAAAGCTGAATCCTTGGCAGGGTGAACCTCCAATAAGAAGATCAATCTTTGGTAAATCCTTGGCAAATACTTGGGTGACATCACCTAATTGAATGGTGTCAGGGTAGTTTTTCTGGGTGATTTGGATGGCATATTTATCCACCTCACTGGCAAAGTAGTTCTCATACTTAATGCCAAGCCTGTTGAGGGCAATCTGTCCACAGGACATCCCGTCGAACAAGGACAATACGTTCATGTGATATCTGCCTCGGGTATATTCTTCAGAATGTGGGTTATGACATCCACAGTCCAGCCATTCCCTATCATTTTGTATCGTTGGCTGTTACTCACACCTTCGGTATAACCATCAGGCAGAGTCTGTAATCGTTCACACTCTAACGGAGTCAGCATTCTGTAATACTTCTCATCTACCGCTATCTTAGGTTGTCTGTTCCCACCCTGCATAGTCAACAGACTGGGTGATTTGCCATGTACTGAGTACACACGTTTGATAGCCTCATAGTCAGTATTCATGTCAGCATCACCTATTTTAAAACACCTGTCGAAAACAATAGGGGTGCCGTCTGCCGTGAAACTTTTCTGAAAGTTCTGGTTGCTGGTGTAGGTTTTTTCTTTCAACCTGCCAGGTTCAACTATGTCCTTCAGATATATTTTCTTATTGTCCGGTTGCTCTATGTAGTTCCCAATAACATAATCCCCATCTCCAGGGATATTCGTCCAGTACAACCTGTTTCGGTTCTGAGCTGAAACTAAGGATGAGTTAATACAAACACAGTTCACACCAAGCATCTCAGTAATGATGGCTTGATGTTCTTTCTTCATCCTCACGTTTTCCAGGAGGAAGTATTTCGGTTTACATTCTTTCAGAAGTCTGACGAACTCGAAGAACAGTTTGCTACGAGGGTCTTTGAAATTCAACTGCTTCCCAGCAAAACTGAAGCCTTGACAGGGAGAACCACCGAGTAATAAATCTATTTGTGGGAGATTCTTTACCTGAGTAACATCTCCAAGATGAATAGTTTTAGGATAATTCTTCCGGGCTATCTGGATGGCAAATTTATCTATCTCCGAAGCATAATACTTGCCGTACTTGATGCCCAGTCTATTAAGGGCAACCTGCCCACAAGACATCCCATCAAATAACGACAATACGTTCATTCTCTACCTCAATATATTTTTCAGAATGTAAACGATAACGTCCACAGTCCATCCATTTCCAAGCATCTTGTACCGCTGAGTGTTACTGGCACCTTCTGTGTACCCATCAGGAACAGTTTGTATTCTCTCACACTCCAGAGGTGTTAAGAGCCGAGTCTTCACACGGTTCACATCTTCTTTTGTGGTAGCACCCTTCTCAGGTTTATATAACTCCTGAGCCAGCTTCAAAGCATCAAGGTCAGGGAATACAACCTGCCGTCGTTTCTTTCTCATATACTGTTCCCAGTTACCACCTTTGTAGTAACTAGCATCCAAACAATAAGATTTGTCTCTATCTACTACCCCAGATTCAAGAAGGTCCTTCAAGAGGATGCCTTTATCTTCGGGCTGACCAATATAGTTTCCAATTACATAGTCACTATCTCCAGGGATGTTTGTCCAGTACAATCGTTGCCTATTCTGAGCTGAAACTAACGACGAGTTTATTCGAACACAACTTACTCCGAGTAATTCAGTGATAGCATACTCATACTCTTTCTTCATCTTCACGTTTTCCAAGAGAAAGTATTTAGGCTTCAACTCTCTCAAAAGACGAACAAATTCAAAGAACAACTTACTCCGAGGGTCTTCAAAGTTCAAGCCATTACCAGCAAAACTGAACCCTTGGCAGGGGGAACCACCAATCAACAGGTCAATCTTCGGAAGTTCTTCTGATTGGATTTTTGTGGCATCACCAAGCTGTATTGTCTCAGGGTAGTTTTTCTGAGTTACCTGCATGGCATATTTATCAATTTCGGAAGCATAATACCGAGATACTTTCACACCGGCACGTTCCAAAGCAATCTGGCCACAGGATAGTCCGTCGAATAACGACAGGACTATTAAACCAGACGGTTTTATTTGTTTGAAATACCGAGAAGCTCCACCTAAGTCACCGAAACCAGGGTCTCCTCGTACATCATCAGCATCAATATCTTGACCCAGACCTTGGCCATTACCAAAGATAACAGAAGTAGTGGAGATGTTGGCCGTCCGGCCACCCGTAGATTTGGAACTACCACTCTGTACGTCAAGCTGCCGTACAGGACAATCACCCACACACTCCCAGGACTGGAAAGATTCCATCCCAGAGTCATCACCAAAGCCTACTGTGTAACTGACACCCTTCACACCAATCCCACGACCACGACCCCAAATTTGGCCATGCTGTTCTCCTGATGCTTTTCGTTCTTCTACAGGGAGTTTGTCGAAGTTAACTTGCGGGGAACCTTTGACTTTGGCCGTTCCCAAGGAGAGACACTCAGGCTTATGCTCGAAGATGACGTTTGAAGGGAACCTACCCATCAATGAATGTCGTCGGATGTCCTCTTTCATCATGTCGGCATGACGTTGGGCATCTTCAGGTCGGTGCATCCACGGCTGGCTCCAGTCACTTCGTTTTTTATCTATGGTAGCTGCATGTTCATCACCACCGCCCAGCCATTCCCCAGTGGGAGCTATACGGCTGGCATCAATGTTTAATGCACCCGTCCCATTCTGGTGGATGTTATCCACCAGTGTCTTCGGAAATGGTTTCCGAGCTACAGTAATAACTATCATTCTGTGATATCCAACCTTTGTACGTCATGTTCACCAATGAAAAAAATCTGATCATCAGGGACATCACCAACTTCCATGTGAGCGCCACAAAGATTATTTGCACCCAAGTCTTCATGGTTATCAGGACCCACCAGCATATGAATAAGAGACCCTCTTGTAGCTTCTGAGGTTATGATAGTTGTAGGTTTCTGTACTTTGAAGAAAGCCTCAAACACCAGTTCTCTTGTTAGCTTACCCTGTTCAGGAGTGCCCTCCCAGTCTTTGGTACGGGCCATAGTTGCATCATCGGCAGGAAACATCCCAAACACGTTTAGGAACTCTCGAAGCTGCCAGTCCTCCTCATCAACCCACTGTTCTTCTCTCCGTTGCTGTTTCATTCGGGCTTGTATTGTGGTGTGACAACTGGATGCAACATTGAAAGGGGTGAGTTTAAGGTTTTCTTCGCCTGTATCTTTAAAGTCATCTAAGGCATTTTGAAGGAGCTCATGTGATGAAGTATAATCAGGAGCACCATGCTTCATCACCCGAAGGCCATATTCCAGCCCTTCTTGGTATTGGTAAGGTTGTCCATTCACTTTTAGAAGTAGGAAAACTTTATCAACACCCAAAGACAGGAGTGGCCTCATAGCCGTAGAGATTGAGATGGGGTCATCTGCTCGGTCTTTTGCCCACGGCATCAAAGCCAAAAGTTTCTCATCTGATTCCCCAGGGTATTTTGGGAGGCCAACGATTTCATCTTTGATGGTCAACATACGGTTGAACGTCGTCCAGTGTCCCATCATTACAAGTCTTGTCATTTCCTGTCCCCTCCTCTGCAATATTTCCTTTTTACGTGGGCTAGTTTTGTGAAAAGAGCTTCTCTACCACCAGGACTCTGAATAGAGTGTCCAAAAGAATGGTCATCGAAATCAATACGTTTCAGAGCTTCAAGACCTTCTGGGGTATTCCATCCTCGACTTTGAACCATAGGCAAAGTAACTGAAAAAATAGCACCTTTAACTCTGAACCCTAACCTACGATTAGGAGGGTCATCTGCTAGAGTAACCTTTTTACTTTCTTCATGGGCATCAGCCAGGATGTTAATCCACTCTGCCATCGTAGCACACTGAGTTTCAGGTGGACCCTTATCCAGATACTTGGCATATTCTTCTAAGTGGTGTCTGGCCATAGCTTCAGTCTCGAAAGGTCCAATGGTGTCTGACCATATTTCGTCGGAAAAATACCAACCATTATCTTTTTTGATTACAGGGTCTCGGGGTTTTTTGTCGTCACTCATGGCATTCCTTTCAAAAGATCATCACCTGGGGTGATTCGATAGAGTTTCTTTCCTTGTTTCCGAGCAGAGGCTATACAATTGGCCGTGCCACTCTTGCTTCCATCCCACACAGCTAAAAGGGTGTCCGCATGGTCTACCATCCAGACATTCCGTTTCTGCATCACCTTCGAATTATATGGGGTCTGTGTCACAACCACCACTTCCTCAGCTTTATTCAACAACCTGAAGTAAAGCTCCTGGGATTTATCGTTCCACTTAATCTCATGTTCCATACAAGGAACGGCTGCAATAAAAGGAATGCTATGTCGAATGCACAAAGCAGCTGCCCATTGGTCAACTCCCAGTGCCATTCCTGTGATAAGTTTATCAGGTTTTAGAAGTAAAAGAGCTCGTTCTATTGCTTTCTGAACTTGTTTGCTGGTCGGGTTCGGGTCGTAACCTCCCAACTTATTGGGTCTGTGGCCAGTGATAGCTAAAATCATGTTGTCCCCAACTGTTCCAGCAAATACCCGATAACAAAGGCATGTCCCATCGGTTTGTTTGTGTTGTTCAACACACCTTTCCAATCCAATCCTAATGCTCGGTGGTCATATCCGTCGAAATCAACCAACGTCACTGACCCTACTGCCTCGTATATTCTCTGTAATGTCTGAAAAGCCTCCGTTAATACCACAGCTTTTGCATATAACGGGAAATATATCTTTTTACGGGCATCCACATAGGACAGCTTCTCACCACCCCACCAGGAATACAAAGGAGCTACACCTTTTCCCATTGGGTAACGGTGTGCCCGCTCATCTGCCCATCCTGTCTGGGACCATTCTTTCCAGACATCTGAGGGTAGCCCATCTGGTCCAACGTGTTCAGGATATACTTTAGAGAATTGCCAAGCATTTTCCATGTTCACCGACGAAGAACCATCCCACAAAGGAATAGGTCCAACGAAGAAGGGACTCAAACCACGAGACCACGTTCGGCTACGAGATGTCGTGTCTATGGCATCTACTGGACGGAAATCCTGATAACTTATAACCTTAACTGTCATTTGACTTACCCCCCATATCTCCAAACCAAGGGGCAATTTTCCCACAACGCTGACAATGACCTTTCCCAAGAAGAGGTTCCCAGCAAGACTCGTTTTTAGGCACACAGTCTTGACAGATGAGTTCCATAGGGTGACAAGATTTTTCCCAAGCTAATTCTAAAGCCTGGCCTTCTGAAGTCTTCAAGAAAGCTATTGTATTCTGTTGAATAACTTTTGAAGTCCTCTCTGTATCAATACAACTTATTGTACAATGTTCATTTATAAAAGTTTTCTCTTCCGAAGCTAACTCCCCAAGAAGATATATTTTTTTATCAGACACATCTGCAAACTCAAAGTCAGCACCCCATAAATTACCAGTGGGTTTACTTTCTGAATAAACTCCTGCTTCTTTTGTTTGCCGAATCAATTCATGTAAGAGCCCTGATCCAACAATCTTCTCCACTCGTATATCAAACCTTTCAATAAATGCAAAAGCATCAACCATTAGAGATATTGTCAAGGGTCCTGCCAGAGGGGGATTAGGATATCCTCGGTATTTTTGAATACGTTTTAATGTGTCACTCATTCAGGTTTCCTCCCAATAATGAACGGTTCCCAAGCTGGCTTCAAAGCTGTGCCGTAACCTTCGAATCTTTCAAGTAAAGCCTCATCCGTAGGGACTAACGTATGGTTCACAGAATCCATCTTCCGACGGAGTGCTTTGGAGATGTTCAAGGACTTCGGGAAACCGCTGCCGTATATCCAGGCATCCATCTGAATATCTACGAATCCTGCCTGCTCCATTGCAGCTGCCAACCTATGGAAAGTTCTGGTTCCGCCGAAGGCTTTAATCACTGCTCCTGGTTTTAATACCCGAAAGGCTTCTTTCAGCCAATTCAGATGCCAAGCCTGCTGAGCGTGTACGTTGTCCAAGGAGATGTTAACTGATACATTGGCTCCATCTCCGACGGGTTCACCGTCTACGAGCCATTCTGGTTCGTCACAGGTGCATTTCTTAACACCCCGAAGCCGTCCACCACAGGTTTTACATGTTGGGTTGGCTCCACCGAAAGGTTGAGTTCCTCCGTAGGCTGGCCATTCTATCTCACGTTGGCCAATGCCAGGACTGCTCATGGCAGCACCTGTTTTCCATTGATCGAGGTCATCCCATTCTTTATTCATGAATGAGAGGCCATATGGAGGGTCACAGACAATCCCACCGAGGGAGTTCTCTGCAAGGGCTTGCATGAAAATCTTACAGTCGGACTGATGTATGTTCAGTTTCTGAGTCACTTGTCATTCTCCCCTAAAGCCTCTGTTGCAGCATCGTTTATAAGGGCAGACAATCCCTCGTCTTCCCAGGTTTGATGATTTATTGAGAAACCACAACACATAGGTGCCGGTGCTGTACTGTTACTCTGAGGCAGTAATGCTGCTTCGTATTCCGTGTATTTTTCTCCACAGAAAGCACATATGTAAAGATGCTTCATTTCACTTCTCTCTACTTACTCAGGTGTTGGTAACAACCAATCCACCCTCGGGCATAATTCTCAAAGGAACTCAAAGCAGCTTCATTTAACAGAGTCTTATGGTAGGCTACAATCTCACGGTCTTCTATTTTGAATTCCACAACACCATCATCAAGAGGCCATGCTTTATTGAGCATCTTCAAGAGCTTATCGAACAACAAACTACTTGTGTCAAACTCAGCAGGGATTTCCGTGATAACTTCTCGTTTTACAAACTCCCCATCTACCATAATTTCTGAGTGTGGTTCCGTCATCAGATAGCTGCCTTATAGTCAATCTCTCCACGGATGATTGCCTGATGGAGAGTACGTTCAAGTTCCTGTTGGATTTCCAAAAGCATCGGGTCTAAAAGTCTGGACACTACTTGATTCAAACCTTGGTCCCAGCCTCCTTGACGTTGCATTTTCATCATAGCTTTGACATCAATGGCAACTTTGGTGTCAATATTGATGTCAATGAGACCTTCTTTTACTTGTACGTTAATGCCTTTCATTCTTCATCACCTTTTTCCAGCATGTCCGCTGTATTCAACAGGATAGTTGCCAAGGGCTCTGTTATTTTGTGTTTCGGGAACAGAACTTCAACCATACCTGTTTTTCAAGTCGTTCCCTTTAGCTTCGGAAACAGCTTTCCAGTCACACACCATCTCAATCATATCAAGAAGATTCATACCAGCGATACCATTCTCGAAATGTTCAGGGTGATGTCGGTTGTTCTCGTAATGGTGCTGGAGAGCAGGGCCGAGTTCTTTCACAATAGCCTTGGCTTCAGGAGAGCCGAAAGGCAGACCCTTCATCTTCGGAATGACCCGAGCATATGTCGGGAATTCATCCTCACTGAGCTTGGACCTGTCATGAGTAGCCTGTCGGTGTTCTATCTCATCCAGAACAATCTGCATCTGGTTGAAAACATCGGTCTGGTGAATCATTACTTCACCTTTGTATTTTTTCTCTGCTTCTGTGTTCTCTGCCATTTTATTTCCTTTTCAAACGGTCTATTGAAGACTGCATCTCTGTTATCGTAGTCTTCAGTTCTGTAATTTCCTGGTTGGCATGGCTCAACGGATGGTCAGGACAATGTTGAATATGTTCTTTCAACACTTCAGCCATTGCAACAGGAGTATCTTCTTTCGGACCATAACGATGGCCACAGTAGACACAATTGACGTACATACCTGATTGCAGGTCTTCAACCCACTGCTGCAACCTCTGAACTTTTGATGGTCGTGGGAGGTTGTTCCAAGCTCTGATGGCATCTTCGGGGTGTCCATCAAACACAGGACCCCGAGTTCCACAGGAGTTACACTGCACATAATCGAAATCCGGGCCACCATGAACTTCCAATTGAAGCCCATCACTACAACACCCATCATTCGGGCATTTTTTCAATATATGTTGGTTAGTCTTGTCTTTAGGACTGACTTTGAATTCTTCTAAAAGGGTATCTAACTCATCCTCGGGCTTTTCAATCAAGTCCATAGCATAGTCTTCTAACTGACTTTTACTGAGTCTGTCCTTCATTTGGAGTGTGGCGAGTGTGGCCAGTGCAATAGCTTTCTGAGCCTTTCTTTTAACAGTAGTTTGCATTACAGAATCTGTATATTTTTTACTGATCATCTAACCTCTCCTATTCCAACAACTCGAAACTCTGACCTTCTAAGCCAGTAACTTTTCAGGGGTTAAGAGAGCTTCCAGACGTTTTGTGACAGCTTTCACATCATCAGCACTCTGGATTCTATCCACTTGTTCCTGTGTGAAACAATCTTTCCAGCGTTCGTCTTTCTTGAGCTTCCTGAAGAAATAGTATGAGCGTTTCAGACGAGTTAGGGCATGATTACCACCGATATAATGGTGACGTTTCCGCCAGAATGTTAGTGCCGTAGCATCATATTTCACACCAGCCCATTTACAGAAGGCTTTCAGGTGAGCAGCAGGTTTATCCACTAACAACTCCATCTTGACAACCTTGAACTCTGAATCCTGTTCCATAAGCCAATCAAGAGTGGTATTGGTTTCATCTACCCACCAAGTGATAGCCTCATCCAATGTGTCATTGTTAATTTCAATGTTAACAGCAGCATCACTTTTCCCCAACTTGACAGCAGCTCGGCTGAAAATATGAGCCAGTGGCTCCTTGAAACTGAAAACAAGTCGGGAAGGAACTCCAAACTGTTCGTAATGGACAGCTTTCTTGTCAGAAGACACAACGATTTCAGCCTTGGCCATTTCTCGAAGTGCATCCCACCATTTCCCATTGTCTGCTGCTTGAGGTAAATACTCTCGAATCTCTGGTTTCCATACCAAGCATCGAGGACGATTGCATTGTCGGCAATTGATTTCAGGTTTATCTAAAACCCAATGAGTTTCACCGGCACCAAATACACCAGGGATACCATCCCAAATATAATTCAGCAGAGTGGAACCACAGTAATCAACCCCAACGATTCCAATGGCTTTGTTTGGCATTTAGTCCTCCATGTCCCATAAATCTACAGGCTCTTGTTCGATAACTTCTGGTTTATAATCTGATTCCACCTGTCGGTGGATGTAACCTTGTTCACTATCCCAGTGTCTGATTCGAGATGTTGAAATCCCGACGTAATCTTTTTCTCTATCCACACCAATGAAATCATGGCCAGTTTGTAGGCAGGCAATCCCAGTAGAACCACTTCCCATAAACGGGTCAAGGATGGGTCCGTCTTTAACAGGCACACCTGATAACAACCGTTCCATCAACTTGATAGGCTTTACTGTAGGGTGGAAGTTCTTGACAGGGTTCACCCCTCTATTCCGAGGATTGTCACCTCCAGGGTCGCCTTCTTGACGAGACTCATCACGTTTCTGAGGGCCAATAGCATAACACCCAGCCTCTCGTTCTGAACGTGAAGCCTTGGGGACATAATGGAAATGGCCAGCTTCTTGAACCCACAGGATTGCATCACGAATCTCAAAGCCTGCATCCTCAACTCGACACGTCCCTGTGTGGCCTGTAGGCTCCGAATCAGGAGCAATCAGTAGTAAGTGTGCCCCAGGCATCAGAACTCTCTTCAGGTCGGCAGCCTGTTCTTCTGAAGGCTGCCCATAGGCTACAAGACCCGGCCAGGAGTTGTCGGGATGCAGACCGACTACCCACGTACTGATGTCATCCTTGTACAGAGCTGCCATAGTCGGTGTAGATATGAGTGTTATAAGGTAATCTAATAGTTCCTGTGGTATGTTCATGAGTTTATCTTCTTTCACACACTTGAAAAACCGAGATGCCCCACCAGAGTCCCCATAGTAATCAGGGTTGTGGTCGAAGGCTGCAAAGTTAAAAGTATGACCTTTCTCCGTTGTCTTAGCCTTCTTTTTATTACCCGCAGCATGGATTCCACCTTGAAGGCTATCAGCATCCATCTGAGGAATCGGGCATCCTGATACACAATACCCAGGGGTACAGGATTCTGGGTGGTTTAAGATGACATTGGACGGCCACCGCCCTCCAGGATTCTGTTTGTAATCGGAACCTTCCCCAGGTTTTCCATCACGGATGTGGGATAGGAGCATACCTGCCCCACCCGCTTTGATTTTCTCCTGAGTTCCGATTCGGCACGGGTCTATATTAAGTGCTCCCGTACCGAATCGGACACAGTTCATCGGAGTTGTTGACTCCATTGGTTTTCGGACTACAGAGATTGCTCTCATATATCTAGCAATTCAGCCTGCTTGTCTACCTCGTCTCCAACATCTTGATTCTGAGTGCTGGTCATCGGCATGTCGAAACATGTCAGAATCCGACGGCATGGCCATTCCACACGAGACAAAAACATCTCGAATGGTTTCTGATCACGAGATTTTAAACACTGGAACTGAACCCTGTTGGCAGCAATGAGGTCCTCATCAATCCAGGAGGATGTAACGATATCTGCCGACCTCTCAGCTTCATTGGCATAAGAGAGAGCTGTCAACTCATACCGAGCTGAACCTGTCTTCTCTTTTATCTTCATAGCCGACTTATGGCCCTCACGAGAGATTTGGAATAGTGCCACAACAGCAATCCCCTCACCTCTGTTGAACGACATGGCCAGTTTCTTCGTATCACGAATGATTTCATTATCTCTGTCAGTACGGCTGGCCACCCATTTACGAGGTGAAAGCAAACTTACATGATCAATGACAATCATTCTGAAGGGACTCTTGGAGTAGATAAGCTCGGCCTTCTGCCTGAGATTATCCATCGTGAAGTCCATCCTGTTCGGGTCAGCCACTTCAATGTGGATTTTCCCGTACTCACTGGATTTCGGATAGGGTTTGCCCATCTCGTCCACAGTACAGCTCAGGACTTCTTTGGTTACTGGGTCATGGTACTTGTTCCCAGTCAGGGGGCAAGTATCCACGTCCACAACTTTGCCGTTGAAATCAGGTACGACGTAATCGAACAAGAATCGTTTAGCATTGTCATGGAACCTGTCCAAAGTACCATCACGAAGATTCTCATACTCCAAGCCTACAGTATCTACGGGGGACGATTGAAGGCCCAGGAAATATCTGATAAGCCTGAACTTAGGATGGCTTGAGTGAATGGCATACAGAAGGTTCCTGCATTGCTCATAGGGCATTTCCAGACTGAACAACAGACTGGAGTGGAGGTGGTAGATTGCCTGATTGTAACACCAGTTCAAAACCCAAGTAGACTTCATCCCGCCAGTGAACGCTGCGTGAATCCACAGTTCGAACTTTCTGGCACCATTAGTAGCAACATCAATTTGAGTTAATCCAGTATGTTGGCCGATTCCAGCCAGAGGGTCGGCCTCAACACGTTCATACCGGCGGGTGAAGTCTTCTCCATCTTGGGTTACTTCTCCAGACAGACGAGAGCCTGTGACTGGAGCTACCACACTGTGGCTTTTCTCCAAGAAGTAATGAACCGAGTCCATAGGACCCTTCAGTATCTTTTTCTCTCTGCCTTTTTTGATCTCTAATCCTGTTGTCAAGATTGTACTGGCATCTTTCATCAGTTCCGTAACTTCACGGACACGACGTTCCTCAGCTTTAACTCCCAGTCGGGTATCAAAATCACCCTGAGAGAAGCCTGGAAGGTTCTCTAACACTCGAAGCCGTTCAAGAACAGTATCCTCTCCAATTCTGGAGAAGTGAGTTTGTAAGGTACTGATGTCAGGGACATGGTTATGAGCTCTGACAAACTGTTTGACAAATTCCCAGATGGTCACATCTTCAGGAAGGTCAAACTGTAAAGAGGAATCATCGAGCTTGATGTAATTTCGTATATACAGGTCAGGATTGTCACTGGGTGCTGCAATGAATGTTGAACGAAGTAGTGTTTTCAATGTCTTCCTCCTTTCTTCCATTTGTTTTTACGTTCTTTTTCTTCCATACGTCTAATTTCCTCATCCACATCAAGTTCCCCGACTACATGAGAAGGAGCTGCTGTCTGTGAAACAGGGTCAGGAGGTGTTAGTTTCTGTCGAGGTATGCAACTACCCGGAAGTCTTCTGGAAGGTGTTGGGAGGTTAGCTTGTGCAGTTTCACCTGGCACAGCCGTCCCGATATCCATCGAAGACACTCCTGCATAGGGGTCTAATGCAATGTGCTCCCAGTCTTCAATCTGAGAACCTACATGAACACTATATGATATGTGTCCTTCCATCAGCGGGTAGGCAGGTTGGTCAACAATCCATGTCGGTTTGTCTCGGAAGTCCCTGAGAGTCAGGGTCTCCAACATGACTTCGGGCATGGCAGAATTTCGAGCTGCCTTCACACCCAGACAGACAACCAGCAAAGCAGCATGTTCCACCAACTCGGACAGAGCCTCGATGGGAGATTTCTCCATTTTCCGACGGTCTTCTTCACGAATCCCAGCAATGTCGGGGTCGTAAACATTCAAGCCTTTAGACAGCCAAGCATCCATCAGAGTTGCATCTGACACCACGAGGAAATTCCACCGTGGTCCTTTTCGGGCTGCAATGTGTCGAAGGTGTTGTTTCAATTTAAAAGATGTAGCAGTAATCATCACGTTGTCCGTGTGTTTACCGGTCAATGGTGACGATTTGATAGGGTTGGCTTTCGATAAGCCCTTCCAGCCTCGTTCCAGGTTTTGCATCACATCTCGAACCATCACACAACTGCAAATTCGAGTTATTTCCCCAATAGCCATTGGGGGGCGTTCTTCTCTCGTCAGGGGTACGACACCTCTACCTCGGCATTCAGGGCAGTCTGGCAATCCATCCCCAGATGGGTAATCAGTCTTTGTCATAATAATCCTTTAGCATCGTTCACCAAACCACTGAAAATGTCCGATATATCATTAGACACTTCAATAACCGATGTATCCTCTTGGCCCTTGAATCGTTTACCAAGGACAGTTTCAATCAAGTCCATCTTCTTACCCAAAACATCCATGACTCGTTTGTCAATCGTGGCTCCATGCATGTAGCTCTTGGCCACCAGATGAAGGGCATAGCAGGCATCGTGGACGCTTCCGATACGAATCATTCGACCAACCAACTGGATGAAATCACCAGCCGACCACGGAGTATCATAGCAAATCAGAACTTTAGCAGCCTGAAGGTTAATAGCATCAGAACCGGCCATTGTAATACAAGCCACACGGACATCAGATTTGGGGTTCTGAAAATCAGCCTTGGCCTTCTCACGTTGGTTCTCGTCTTCAGTCCCTGTGATACGACAGGCAGAAATCTTGGCTTTCTTCAACCGAGGCATGATAATGTCCACCATCTTCCTGAATCGGGTGAAGACAATGACGTTTTCCTCAGCAAAATCCCCGTCAGATAACAGGTCTATCAGGGTCTCCAGCTTCGGGGATTTACAATCAGGTACGCCAATCAACTCCAGGTCATTCACAATCTCCTGACAGTATGTGATAGCCGTCAGTTTTGTGGTTTCCTTCTCGACCAGTCCTTCTTCAGTGCCAATCTCCAGCAGACCTTCCAAAGCGTCCTTGTATCTGGAATCCTGCTCACTTGTCAGCTCTACTGGAATGTTCTGGATTGTCAAGGATGGCAACTCGGAAGCCACGTCATATTTAGGCCGTCCCAAGAAGTACGGGGCAATCGTGTCCTTGAACTCCAGGACTTTGGACTTGGCATAGCCCATGATGACAGGAACTTTTCGGTTGCTTCTTGGAAGTGGCTGCATCCGAACCAAACAGTAATAAAGCATGAACTGATTGGCAGACATCTCGAACAGTCCTGGTACAATCACCTGGTAAATCCCATAACCTTCCATCAGATTGTTCTTTATAAGTGTAGCAGTCAATCCCCATGCTCGGTCGGCGTTGGCAGCCAAATGACGGCAAACCTGGTGAACCTGAGTCTTGGGGTTTTTGAAAGCAGTTGCTTCATCAGCAATCAGAACGAAATCTTTGAAATGTTGAAGGTGGGTGAAATCCTGCACTGCGGAACGGTAGCCCATAATCATGACTGTTGGACCAGTAGCTTGGGCAAAGGCTTCTCGGGCTTTTGCTCTGACTTTGGGGGGTCCTTTACCTAAGATGGTTGTTACACCTCGGGTAAACTTCTGAAACTCACCAGCCCACTGGTTAGTGGCCGACTTCGTTGTCAGGATGATGACTTTTTGGTTCGGGTTCTTAGCCCAGAGATAGCAAAGGGCTCCAATAGATTCAAGGGTTTTCCCTAACCCTGTATCGTCACCCAATATAAACCGTTTCATCAGTAAGAGGTGGAAAATACCCTGAACCTGATAGTATCTGATTTTCAGAGGCTTCTCAGTCCCATCGAAATCAGTGAAGGTTTCTTTAAGGTATTTAGTTGGTTTTAGGGCAAGGTCTTTCCGTTCCCTAATCTTCTTTAATTGGGCTTGAACTTGAGCCATATTTGACATAGATATACATCTCCCTCATGAACAGGGTCAAACTTCGATCTTCTATATTACCCCAAAACGAATTTTTTATTTGAGAATGGTGTGTAAAATCTCTGCTGTTCTGTTTCCACCTGGATAAAGACTAGGAGATTCTGAAATAGTCTGCTGGAAATCCTCCAGCCACTCACCAACTGAATACTCAGGCATCTCTTTATTAGCTTTGATTGCGTACTTGGTAGCAATCTTCGTGTAGGTGTGCTGCATAGGACGGGCAAGATGGCTTCGTGCCCATTTAGCTGTTTCTTTGAGAGCTTCATTGATATTAGCACTGTAGTCTTGGTCTGCTTTCTGTGACCGATTGTAGTTGGGAACTACCATTTCATCAACAACCACACCGTTCAGAGCAGAGATAAGATATTTATCTTTCGGGAGAACACGCCAACGACGCTGACCTTCAAAAACAATTTTATAAGCATATGGAAGATATGCCACAGGGACACCAGCTCCTACTAACTGAGCTGTCAGTTGCCTCATGTAAAGTTTGGCAATTTTACCAACTTCATTAGAAAACTCTTTAGTGATTTCCTTAGCACTCCGAATGATTATATCCATTGAATTCATTTTGGAACTCCTCCGTCAACATCAATAATGACCCGTCCAGGACCATCAATGGTGAGGGTTGCACCCTGACGTGTTTGTACTGACTTCACACCTCCAAAAGCCACCACATTCAAATCCCAGCCTGGGATAGCTACATGCCCAGTAGTTCGAGCCATCGGTTCTCTCTGGGGAGGTTCTGCGGTCCTTAAAAACTCTTGTACTTTTGCAAACACAGCCCGATTCAACCCCAGACTCTCCATAGCTTCAACTGTCCGGGGACCGATGATGCCATCTACTGCACCAACATTCTTCCCAATCCTGTGAAGCTGTCCTTGAACGAATCTCTGATCAGGGTTATCACTTGCCCATGTACCCACATCTGTCTGGGTAGCTGCACAAACTGACGGCCAAGCCAGATGTCCTCGACCTTCAGACATCAACTGGTCGAGAATAATCTTCCAAGGACCCAGAAAATAGAATACATTGGCCTTGGGTTGGTCGGCCAGAGGATACCGTTGATGAGGAACAAACCCCAGAGGCACCAAGAATCCCCACAAAGCATTCAGCTTCGTCTGGGGGTCGGTGATGTCCTCTCTATCCAGATGAACATGAATCTCACGGCCTGCTGGTTTCAATGACAAAGGATTATCCATTTCAAGCCCTGCTTCGGGACCTTCCAGGATCATCTGCCATTTACCAATCTCAGCAGCTTTTTTATCTGCTATCTGAAGAGCCGTTGCCATTTCACGGCAAACTAACAGCCCTTTATAGCTGACCAAGTTCATTCGGTGCATTCAGTACCTCCACCTTATGGTGTTTATAGGGATTTAACCATCAAACGGAAATTATCAGGTTCTTCTGGTAGTCAGGGTTTTCATCATAATCGGCATATCCGAAAGGATTACAAATCAGCCGAGTTTTTTTGATGGTAGAGTCGTGACTATCATGAGTATGGCCAAACACCCAGAGTTTAGGTTGTTTGTCAACAATGAGTTTCTCCATATCACAGATATAGAAAGGCTGGAGTGGAGATGTAGCCCATTTTGAAGAAGATACCTGAAAACTTGGGAGGTGGTGAGTTACAACCACATCAGTATTCTTAACATTTTCCGTGAGATACTTCACAGATTTAGCATTTTCCTCAAATACCCACGTTCTGAAACCCTGAATGACATGGAAATCATTAAGCATTCCCTGGTGGGGTCTTGCTTCTTCTGTGTCCGGGAACCACATAGTAGCCCCAATGAACCGCTGGCCTTCTATGGTTACGGAGCTGTTCTCCAGAACATGGAAGTTTTCATACTTCTCAGTGAGCTTATTCAGCTCTTCCCAGACTTCTTCATAACTACTCTGGTAATAGGTATGATTCCCAGCTACCATAATGACATGAGGGTAAGCCTTGAGCAGGATTGGGACAAGCTCTCTGTGTTGATCTACCTTACAGAAATCCCCTGCAATCACCAAAATTTGGGTATTATCTTTAGGAACAAGAGTTTTTACGAAGGAATGGCCACCATCTTGATAGAATTCGGCATGGATATCACTGATAATTTGTATGTTCATTAGAACCTCCTATTATCTAATACCCTACCCACAATGAAAATAAAGGACCCTGATGAAGTATTCGACAGAGACAGGAAAAAAAGCTGAATTATCCCCCGACCAAGAGAAAGCTATGATGAGTCGAGGGAAAGTTCTAATAGCTGCTGGAGCAGGGTCAGGGAAAACACGAACCCTGGCTGCCAAGGTTGCCTATCATGCCAATGAATTGGGAGTAGACCCCCAACAAATTCTGGCCACTTCCTTCACTACCAAAGCAGCCTCAGAGTTGATTCGACGAGTAAAAGAATTTGGTGTGGAGTTAGATAAAAGCTACACCTTCGGAACCACCCATTCCATTGCAGGGAGAATCCTGAACTCTGTGGCTCCCTCGTATCGTCGAGCACGATACTTCGGAAAAAACGAATGGTGGAATCAGACTACATTAGTCAGGCTGGCCATGCAGCAAGTATCTTTCAACTCTGTTCAGGAAACAACAGCTCCAGACCCAGAGTGTTTCTGGGAAGATGGCCCCAGAGAAGTACAGGACACGGTAGGTATGCCAATGGCCTTAGACCCTCAGTACCCTGTTTCATCTGACGAACACACCCTGATTATGGACAGAGCTTTGCTGTTCTACGATGATGCTGCCCACAAATGGTCACCTGGACCAGCCAGTTGGGTTCGAGGAACCGTGCTACCTTTCCTTCATGGTATCAAGGACAGAGACCCAGGCGGTTTCACTTGGAAACAACGAAAGATGCTAGTCAACATGCTGGCCAAGATAAAACCTCCCATCACCCAGATGGATACGGCCACCCCCATCCCGAAAGTAGCTGCTTCCAGGTTCGGCCTGGAGAATTACGTGTTCTACAAACGTCCAGCTAACCAATGGTTCAACCGAGGTCGGAAAATGACCCGAGAGCTTGAGGGAGGAGAAACTAAACTGCTCCCCATCGGTGGATTCAAGAATGCCATCAGTGTCTTCAAAGGGAAAGGAATTAGCCCCTCAGAAGCATGGGCAGGCCACGGACCCTTCGACCCACACTCTACAGAAGCTGCCGTTTACGGAGCCTATGAGTGGCTCATGAGTGCTGATGGAGAACCCAGCTTCGTTGGCTGTGGTGACCTCGATGATCTTCTGATTGATGCTGTCACAGCTCTATCTGGAGACCCCCAGATACTTCAAGAGATTCAAAAAATGTATAGAATTATCCTGGTAGATGAAGCACAAGACCTCAACCAAGTTCAATACCTCCTATTCGGCCTGATTTCAGGTGAACTTGACCCTGACTCGATGGAGCCGAAGGAGTCAGGCGACATGACTGCTGACACCTATGCTCTGATTGGTGACGACCGGCAGGCTATCTACGAATTCCGTGGGGCTGAGCCTGACGAGTTCATCAAGAAGTCTGACCTCACCGAAGACCAGGGTGTATTCGACACTCGAATCCTGGATTTGAACTACAGGTCAGGTGAGGATATCATCAGGTGTGCTGACAAACTCATCTCAAACAACAAACATCAAGTGCCAATGGTCTGTAAAGCTGATGTCAAACGGAATGGCTCTGGTTATGTTATCCAGAGAACTGAGCCGACGACGGCCTCCGCTGCAGCTTCTATTGCTGATGATATCAAATTCTTCAAGAACACCGGTGGAGATTCCGTCAAGTATTCAGATTTCGGCATCGGGGTTCGTTCCAATGCAGAAGCCTACTTGTACAGTGCTGAGATGATTAAACAAGGCATCCCTTTCAAATCCAATGTCAGGTTCTTCAAGGACACCAACACCAAAGCTCTGATTGCCTGGCTGACGATTGCTGAGAAAGGACTGAATAGCACCGATGAAGAAGTAGAGAAAGCTCTGTCTCTGGCAGCTAAGAGTCCTCGTTCCCTGATTGGCCAGAAGTTCTTTGCCAAGATGAAGTCCTTGGCCGTCGGTGGTTGGAGTGAATGGCTCACGTCTGGGGGCTGGAAAGAAATCTACAGCTTCGGAGAATGGTCTGAATATGCTGAGCATTTTGCAGAGAATGTAAAAAAAGTCACAGAGTTCACAGGAAGCCCTCTGGGGCTGGTCTCCAACATCATGACCCTGACAGGCATAGACGACAAAACATTGCAGCAGACGATGATTCAGGGCATCCTGGACAACGATAGAATCATGGGTGACTTGGCCAGTCAGTCTGAAACGGGAGTTCCTTCCGAAACGATGGTTCTGGAACAGGCAATGGCTCCCATCGAGCCTCTGTTAGATTTGATGAAGGACAAAGACGAGCTAGGACCCACAATGGAATTCATTCGAACACTTCAAGAAGTGAACGAGAAGATTTCTACAGCAGATACTGTCGCCCATATAGGCCGAGATGCTGTCACCATCGGCACAGTTCATAGTTGGAAAGGTTTGGAAGTTCGGAACATGTACGTTCCTATGATTGGTGGGAAGTTCCCACGGACACGGAAGAAGAAGGATACCATGCCTGAATGTTCAGAGCTATGGTCAGAGCGTCGGTTGGCTTATGTGGCCATTACAAGGGCAATGGAACGCTGTGTAATGATTGACATCCCGAACCAACACTCTGGAATTTCCAGTCAGTTCATCAATGAATCTTACATTGAACATGCAGTGACGAAAGAAAAACTGATAGATAAAATCAGTCTTTGAAAAAAGGAGAAGAATTATGAAGTGGGAAGAATCAGGAGAAGCAGAAGTTTGTGAAATACAGGATTTTGGTTATCGTTACCATGTTGGACCCGAGGAGTTCTCAGGGGGTAGAATTGAGTATACCTGCCAAACACAAGTTGAAAAGGTTACAGAGTCTGAGTTTAATGGTGTGGATGACCAGTATTGGTGGGAACATACAGAAACACTTGGACATGCAGAAACACCCGAAGGAGCAAAGGTAATTGCTCAAAAGCATCTGAAGGGACAGATTGCCCGACTACAGAAGATACTCAGAACTTAGTCCTTGTCGGCTTTTTCACGTTCTTCCATCGTAGGGGCATGTTTCTCCCCTTCTTTCAGTCGTAGTATTCGACGGATAGTTCGGGGGTCTATGGTCTGTGCTCCAGTAAGGACGAATCCATGATAAGAAGTTGGGGCTGAACGTATCTTCTTGGTCCACTTAGAACCAGTTATCTTATCAACTTTAAAAGCCTGATGGCCTTCGTCTCCATATATATTTACAACATCCCCAACTTTAACTTGGGATACTGAACCATACTCTGGCATCCTTCCAGATTTTTTTTCATAGATGACAATATATTTGCCTTCTGTTCTGATTTCCTCGTCATTCACAAGTGTTACCTCTCAACAGGCGTGGGGTTATAGTATGATAATTCTACCCAGTAGGTGTCTCTATCACATGAAAATCTTTACCCCAAGCATGAACCCAAACTTCTTTAGGGGCTTTGGGAGGGGTCATCTTGTGAGCCAGTTCGAGAGCTTTACCAATAGCAGAGAGGTCACTATTGGCAGTGACCTCTCTGTATTGTGGAGTATCGTCTGTAGGGTCGGGGCTAACCGTTATGGCTACCCGATAAATCATGTCCATTATAGAATGTCCTCGTCCTCATCTGAACGGACACATGTTCCAGCAAGTATATGGTTTTCATTACCACTATTCAATGAAGCATGTGCAAAATTCAAAATCCAATGTTCATCTTCAACTGTAGATTCTGTAGATGACCAATAACTCACACTACTTATAACATAATCAAGGTCACCATAACCTTCAGGATTTATATTCTGGTCCCAATCACATATCTTATTACAAGAACTGTCTTCTTCAAGTCCTTGTAAGCAACGGTCTATGAGGCCACATTCTTCAGCTTCGGGACAGGAATCTTCAATTATCAATGAACGAAGTTCGTGGATTGTAGGTAGTCTCCAGTCATCAAAACCATCAAGTTCCAGACCTTCACAGTAGTTGTTAGCTTGATTCCAAGTTATATTTATATGTAATTCCGTTATTAGATTATTATCCATATCTTCAGCAAAAAGCCAAATTAAATCACTAAAATCATCGGGCTCATCACAAACAAGCTCAACATCTTCGGAATCCTCAGTGTCTTCACCTTCGGTATCCTCAGTGTCTTCACCTTCGGTATCTTCGGTATCTTCGGTATCTTCGGAATCTTCGGTAATTTCCGTGTCACCATCAGGTAAAGGTGCTTCGTTTTCAGAATCTTCTACATCACCATCGAGTTCAGTTCCTTCGGAATCTACGTCACCGTCTTCAAAGGGATTGCCGTCACCAACACTTATGATGGTTCCACAACCTGTAAGGGAAATAATCAAAATGGCTGTCAGGATTGCTGTTTTTATTAAATGTTTCATTGTCTTGCTCCTTTATTCAGGCTTTGTTGCCTCTTACTACAACAACTCGCTACTTAGAGTAACTAAGCCAAAAAACGACATTTTATATAAAAATAATGTCCAGATTGTGATCTCGAGCAAATTCTCGGCCACCATCTACATCAAATTTCAGAAGTTCTTTACCACCCCTGTCTAAAGCTGTGAAGCCAAAAACTCGTGTATTCTTCCGCATAATCTGGAGGCTCCAAATCAAATCCCACGGTCGACCCAGAGCTTTCTGAGCAGCACCCATCACCCAATTACTTGAAGGTTGGGACGACACAGCTACCTGCTTCGGTTTCTTGGCAGGTGCTGTCGTCTTGGGTGAGGGAGGCGGAGGTGTTGGAACTTGACCGAGCATCTTGGCAATATTACCAGCAGACATTCGGACATAGGGATGACTAACATACATATAGCCCTTGGCGAGCTTGTCTGGAAGCCTGTTCCTAAGTTCCGCCCATGTGGTGAGTAATGTTTGAGATTTTTTTCCTACGGCACCCCATCCGATTTCGACGGCTTCATTCAGCCCTCGTCCGGTGGCATACCAATATTTATCACTAACTCCATTTTTATTGTTTGCATTGACCCCTGTAAATTCCAGTCTGAGAGACCACGGACGCATCCTTTTAGCAGTATTTTCAGCGTCTTGTAACATTAACAGTGCCATTCTTTTCATCTCCTGGTTTAAATGACGTTTCCGTCTTACACTACAACAACTCGGAAGTAGGAGCAACTAAGCCAAAATAATTTTCTCGGCTTAGTTTATCAGAGTTTCGAGTTGTTGTGGTAGAGAATATTAAAATTTACTGAAACGGAGCATATAATGGCTAAAGCTGAAATCACTATTATTGAAGACACTGGTTTTCTTGCAGACCTACAGAATGAATGTAACTACAACCAAACGATTTTGTTTGGTATTGGCACTCAGAGATTCAAGATTAACATCCATTATGACAGCACCTACCGTTTCCAGAGTTATGCTCGTCTGGAAAAATGGACGGAGAACAATGGTTTCTCAAATATTATCAGTAAAAACCCCCAACGGGATTACCAGATTGAACTAGCTCTTAACATCCACCCAGAAGCGTTCAAAGATATTATTAAAGACCTGAACCGTATTGCTACGGCTTTCGTATCCTAAAGGTAAACTATCATGGCCGAACAGAACTCAATAGAATCCACATACACTGATCAAAAACCTTTTCTTCTTGAGGATCATCTGAAAAATCTAATAGAGATCGGTGGGGATTGTGAAATGGTCCCTTTCAAGGCTGACAGGGTTTATATCAGATTTGACCCTAAACTCCAAGATGGTTTCTGTTACGTAGTTGTACCCAACTGTTGATTGCTTTAGATACTAAACCCTAACTTGAAAGGATCGAACAATGAAAAAAGGTTACACACTCGTGGAACTCATGGTTGTAGTTGTCGTTATCGGCCTCGTGGCCGCTGGTTTCAGCCAATGTTCTGGCTGCAGTGACCAAGTCTCAGCATTTCTTAGCACCTTTTAAAAGAATTGGCTTAGTTGGTCTGAGTTTCGAGTTGTTGATGTAAGGAGGTACTTTGATTATGACAAACCCTAACACTGACATCACGAAACTCACAGCATCCCGATGCTGTATATGTGGCAAACCTTTAACAGATGCTGAATCTGTTGAACATGGTATTGGCCCTGTATGTTCCAAACGCTACTACAACCCCCTCCATGAACCAACTGAAGAGATGGTTATGTCATCTCTGGGACTCCTATTGATTTCAGGACTCCCAGAGGACATCATCCACGGCTTCCGTAAACTGGTGAACAACAAAAAAGCCAATGCACGGCTCGGTTCCAACTTGCTGGTGTATTGGGCTGCCTGTAAATACCACGACCGTAATGAAGTCTTCAAATGTTCCCGTATCATCCGTGAACTCGGATACACGGAAATGGCTGATCGTCTGGAAGTTGACAGAACTCAGGTCACTATCCTGAAGGATGCTGACAATGACAGATACTTCGTAGCCATCCCCAACCAATGGAAAATCATTAAAAGCATGAATGAAATTCCAAATGCTGAAGATACTGGAACCAAACAGGGACGGAAACTTATCTGGAATGTACCAATGAACCAGAAACGTCTCCTCGACATCATTCTGGGTATCTACCTTGGTGGTAAACTGGCCTGTGGAACTAAAGCAGATGATACTACTGGAGTATGGACAATTGCCAGAAAACGCTGGACTGACCTCCGTGACTACCAGAGATCATTAACCCAGCCTGCACCAAAGCCTCAACCTATTACTCCAGCCCAGAAGCCTGTGTTGAACCCGAAAGCCCTAACTTCAGATGCTACTCTGGTATATGTCAAAACTCCTTTTAACAGAAAATTCAAAGATGCACTGAAAACTTCTATTCCCCGACAGGAACGAAAATGGAACCCTCTTGAAAAGAGATGGGAAGTGGCCATTGCTTACAAAAGGCTCGTGAGAAAACTTCTTCTTGCCCATTACTACGGAATAGTAATCTAAATAAAAAGGCCCCGACAGGATTAACCTATCGGGGCTTTAATTTTGCTCAGGCTCGCAACAGATAACTGGATTAGACCAGTTTTTTCTTACGTCTCACACGAACAATTCCTATGACGGCAGCAATAAGCAACACGAAGATGCCTCCATAAGTGCCCCATCCAGCATCATCAGCTTCATCTTCAGCAAGGTCTGTAACTTTCTCGACATCCGGCACGTTTGGCATTTCCTTTATAATGGCCGGAATGACTGGTTTTTCCTCGTCTGGAGAGAGTGTGGCAGCAGCCGGAACCTCCGTAGCCTTCTCGGTGTCCATTGGGGCAGCTACTTCAGCAACCTCTGTTACTTCAGCTTCAATGTCTCCATCTACTTCCAACGGCTCCAGGCCATTCTCCATCATCGAAGCATTCACCGTCATGGTGAACATCAGAAGAAACATCAGAACCAGAACAAGCAATACTTTTTTCATTTTCATCTCCTTGTAAATTTACCGCCCGGAAAGGACGGCCTAAAACCATTATACCCTAAACGAGGTCGAGAGCTCCGGGTTTCACGGGTGAATCCTTCCTGTAAACCTTGGCTTGGCCAATGGTTGCCAGTTGCTCCTTGATGTGATCTTTATCTTCGGGGGTCAGCATGGGGTCATGTAAAGCCTTCTTGAGCTGGGCTTTGTACGTTTTTTCATGTGGTGCCCGAATAGACCGGTCAATGTCTTCTCGTTTTATGACAGGCATGGTCCATATTTCCTTTGCAGAGGGGAGCTCTTGAAAAAGTGGAGGATTCTACCATCGTCGGTAACTTCCATTCCAATCTGTCCCCACCCTTCTTCATCTACTCCAAACATGCCATTTAAGACACCCAAGAAGCCCACAGACGGGTTCTTACCACCCGGGTCTGCTTGCACCTGTACCGAGGGGTGGTTGGCCACACACTCGTTACAGGGAACTCTTGTCTCTATTAGCCGACTGACCGCTGAACGGTCAACTCGTAATAGATCGTTGAGGAATGCAATTACATCCTCAACGTCTATAGAGTTATGAGTTGAATAAGGGCTTTTCTCTTCATCCATTAGCACCACATCTCCGCAGGTTTCATCTTCAGACCCAGGCTAATTGCTAGGGTAACAGGTTCTGGCTTAACTTCTACGGGTTCTTCAACAGCAGGCTCAACTACGGGTTCTTCTATAACAGGTTCTGCAGCAGGGGCTGAGTTAGATGGTGGGTCTTCTGTATAAGACTTCACATCCGAGCAAGGGTTCTCATCTGGTCCTTTGGTAACATCACATATAACTGAGAACTTCTTGTTATCACATCCGATAATCCCACCGACCTGAGTAGCATTCGTGATTTCTTCACCATCTCTGGTAAGACCGTATTCGATACCAATCGTGTAATCTTTACTTTCAAAGCAAGTGATTCCCAATTTTACCAGGTTTTCCTGATTGTCGGCTTTCTTGAAATAATCGAGAGCCGCACATCCACTCATCGTGAATGCTGCTAATACCAATAACCATACTAAATTCTTCATCTTCATTCCTCCTTGATTAAGGTTCCCTTATAGCATCAGGGTAAACCGCCAATTGAACTGTAGCTGGGTTCGGTACTTGACGGGAGAAGCCTCGGAACATCGGGCGTCCACCGATTCGGTAACGGTCAGCAGCAGCATATCCTTCACCATACCCAGATGGTGAAATAATGCCATCTAAAGTAACCCCAGTGAACTGGGAACGGCCATCACCAAGATGTCCGTAGGTCAATACAATCATCTGAATTTCATCACCCTCAGAAGGATGTTTGTCAGAAGTTACCAGATATTCTGGGAAGTTACGGACCAACATAGCCCTGCAAGCCAACACTCCACCTTTAAGGACAGGCTGGCTGGAAGGTGGGAATGTATCCGAAACCCAGTCTATCGGGCCACCAGGATTATTACCCGATAACACGTAGGGAGCACCAGCTCCACGGTAGATACGATATTTCTTCGTGCCTGTGGTGTGAGTGGAAGTCCAAGAGCTGAAGTTACCAGAGATACACTCAAATCCATCGGACAGAGCTAGAAGCTGGCCAGGTGCTCCGTTGAATCTTTCAAATTCTTCACCCTGTTGCGTCATCGGCATCAGAGTTTGAATCGGATGTGGTCCAACTGGAGCAGTTTTCACTGCCGAAGCCTGGTCATTCAAAGGATTCTCACAGAGGAAATCACTGTCCTGGAGCAATGCTCCCATAGGCAGTCTCTCTGTCATACCAGTCAGACCTATTTGACTTGTGCCGTTCCCAGCATTCAATGGGAAGTTAATCCCACCGATGAGTGGAGTCGAAGCCGAAGCCACGAACGGTTGTGGATTCTGATTAGAAGGAATAGCTTCCAGAGGATAAACTTTATCCTGTGCTGTGTACTCACCAGCAATAACTACTGGAGAACCCGAAGCATCCACACCCACCATTTGAGCTGTAACTGTGATGTCATTACCCTCTGCTCCTGTTGGGACAGAGATGATTTTGAGAGTGTTGTCACCTTCACCGAGAGTCTTCACATTTTGATAGAGTGATGGGTGAGTATTGATGGTCTCCATCAGGTTTACCAGAGTAGCTGACATTTTTCCAACTGTCTGGAATACTTTAGCATGGAGAGTCACATCACTTTGAGTAGTAGCATCTCGAGAACCAGCTACTCCGATTCTAACAATCCGTGTACCCAGAAGTATGGAGGAACTTGAAATATTATGGATAAACACCTTAACATCCAAGTTTGCACCGTTAATAGCCGACTGACATGTGAAAATCATTCTGTCAATAGATAACGGGTTCTGTTCTGTGTCTTCCACATACAAAGTATAATCATCATCAGGCAAATCTGCCAGAGGGATTGATACCGTTGAAGATGCTGAAGTATTAGCAGGGAGAGGATTGGCAAAAACGATTGACTCATCCCCTGTCACGTAGGTGTCAACTTTTTCACCAGGGTCAATTATTGTAACTGTAACTTCACCTGGAGTTGTAACCTTACTCATTGTAACAAGACGGGTCGGTAAATCTGGAGAGTTCACAATCACAGAATCTCCTGATACACAACCTACCACTGCAACAGTGTACTCTGTAGAACCACCAGCAGGGATGTTTATATCTTTATCTTCGGAACCTTCGAGAATCTCTTGAGCCTGATTTGCATCCACTTCGAATACATCAGCACTGTCAAGCCCCAGTCCCGTAGTCAGAATGCTGGCTGTATCAGAGGTAGCACCATAGAGGTCTACCAGAGTTCCATCCAATAAACCGAAACGGAATCGGATGAAGCTGTAGTCCGGGTCGGCATCTACACACCAACCAGCATTATCCTGGCAGATGAGGGTTAATCCTGCTCGGTTCGGGTTCGATTTCTGTCCCTCAGAATATGTCCGAGGCATAATTCTCCAGGCTGGGCTGGTATTAGTTTCAGGGCTTCTGAAAGAAGCATCCCGATTCCATTCTGTGTGGCCAATGTCCAGCGGAGTTCCTGGGTAAAAGTCCCCAGCCATTTTACCAGTTCCCATAGTCGTGTAGAAGTCCATTGAGGCCAGAACTTCAAATGATTTGGGGTTGGTGATTTCAGGTATGAAGTTACCATTGCTGTCGTACTGTTGGACTGGAATCCTCATGTCATACTGGTCACCGATGCTGATTTGGCCATATCTGTTAGTATAATCAGCGGCACTCCCATTCACGGAGAAGTAGGGGTCACCCTGGTAAACAGTTCGGTTGTAAGCCGAGTACAGTTGGTCACTGTCACCGGCTGGGCATGGGATAACCATACGGATGTCGTCGTACTCGATGGGGTCGGGGAAGTTATCCACGTTTGCCCCAGTATTGTGGCCATTGAGTTCACGCATCAGAACATAGTTGTTTTCGTTGATGAAGCCTTTGGCAAATCCGAAGACTGTGCATTCCACCACGTATTCGTAATCTTCAAAGGTCTTGGTAGCATCCCCTGCCGTGATATAAGTCAAAGACCTGGTGAAGTCGATTGCATTCGACGGGATGATGTACGTGTGGTCTCCATCTTCCGTTGTCAAGTCTTTTGCACCATCCTGGAGGATGAACAAAGTCTGACGGTCAGCATCGGTTCTCAGCAAGTTCGGGGGAGCAGCTTCTTCCATCTGCCAGCGGTTCCCTTTAAAGGTATGACCACCTTTGGCTTCGAAGTCTGTCTTCTCATATACACCAAGGACACGAGCTGGGCCAATGTACGGCGGAAGCTGAATTCCTTTGAGTCCTTTACCGAAGTCGGATGAGTTCACTGCTGCCAACTGAGCCAGAATCTCCGGGCCGAATGCAGCTGCAGGAATATTGATGTCCGTGGTTTTACGGGCAAACATCACAGGACGTTCGTTCTCGATACCTGTGTAGGTGTCGTATTCAGCATAACGAGCTGGAGTATCTGTCCGGAAAATCAAAGTGGCCACTTCCGAAGTCTTCGGCTCACCACCGATAATGTTGAAGATGTTGGATACCACGTTGATGGTGTCCTCGAACAAGTGGTTGATACCACTCAGGAATGGTCCATTACCAGAGTTGATATCCACATAGTAAGGAATGTCCTGTCGGCCAAACCGTGGCATGAACTCGAATGGTACTGGGAAACCAGCAAACTTGTTCGGTGTAAAGAGCTGTCCAGCATCTTTATTGATAGCTTTGGTCAGGTACTCAAAACCACCTTCCAAACCTGTAGTTGCATTCGGGAAGCCTGTGGTTCCGTCGTCGTTTCGGATGCTGACGGCCTGAAGGGTCATCTGGCGGTCACGGAACGGTCGGAAGATAGCTGTTTTGCTTCCTCTATCATAGAACAGTTCGTTTTCTCTGTCCTGTTCTGTGTAACCGACAACCTCACCACCATAGTTTTCAGCAGAAGGAGCTGGCCATCCTAAAGAAGGAAGACGATTCCATAACTGAACATGAGCTGGGTCCCACCAGATTTCATCTGAAGGAGCACCAGACGTAGATGCAAAGGTTGTATCAATGTTAGCAGGGTTTCCTCTCAGGTATCCACCAGAGGCAGGCAGAGTGTTATTCCCTTTCAAAGCAAATCTATTCAGTTCATCTGGCACACGGTTCATTGAACCTCGGCCAGGATGATAAATCAGAGTCAAATCCACCAGAGCTTTACAAGCTGCAATGTTGACTGCGGGAGCACCAGTATCATAAGGAATAGCCAGGTCGTAAGTTGTCCCTGCTACATCACCCAGATGCTCCCGTTTCCAAGGATGGTCACCAGTTGAGATAGTCATGTCACTGACCCGGATTTCTTTATCCAGGATGCCACCAAGGTCTGTTAAGACGACGGCCAAATCAGCTACTCTGCTCTCAGCATCAGAAGCATCATCAGCATTATGGTAAGGAGTTCTAAACTCTACTCTCAATGTTTTGGCCGTAGTAAAATCGAAATCTACGAAGTCAGCAGACAGAGGACGGAGAACCAAACTCGTGCCGTTGACAGCATTATTAGTGGTGTACCCTTCGGTACCAACACCGATAACCTGGAAAGCACCGTTGTTATCACGCCATGTATCATCACCGTAGATGACCAGGTAAACTTCCGAAGACAAACCTGTCAAGTCACGGCCATTGTCTGTCAGGAGGCCGTATAGAGTACGTTCACCTCTCAGGAGAGGTTTGCTGACCAATGACGGGTCGTTAGTGAACTGTTTAGCACCGATAGAATCTTCGGTCCAATGGCCATAAGTGCCATTAGCATTGAAATCATAGCTATTGAGGTCAATCTCGATGATGTCGTAGTTAGAGAAGACCTCAGTATCATATTCGGTGACTGCCTGGAAAGATGAGTTTGGCACATCAATCTGCATCAAACCACCATCATTCAGGATTCCTCCAAGAGCAATGAAGGGATATTCGAATGACAGGTCTTTCCAAGGATACATCGGGCCAACATGTCGGGCAGCTTTCACTGCATCGAGGTTCTCAGGAGCAGGCTCGAAAGCTCTCTCCCCCCAGAATCGAAGTTGGATTGGATGTTGTTGGCCATTTCCAGGGTCTACCACGGGGTAGCCTGAACGCCACATCTCTTTAGGCATCAGGAACCGAACTGCTCGGGTACTTCCATCACGGAAAGTTCCTCGGGCACCTTCAGTACCATCATCACCACCGATGTGGAATAAGAGGACAGAACCATTCGAGAATGATTCTTCTTCTGTTAGCCCACCACCAGTATTCAAGAAACCTGAAGGACGGAAGCCAGGAGCTACATCCCATTCGACCGAAGCATTGAAAGATTCCACGGTCTGTGGGGTCGAACCTGAAGTCACAGCAGCATTATCCAGAAGGGTCGTCACGTTAGGCTGTATAGCAGCTGCATCAGACCAAACTGTACGAACACCATCTGGCCCATCAATTGGGTCAGTGCCGTTCGGGTGAGTTGAATCATAAGCATAGAGATGGTCAACTTCATGAACGACGGGACCTTGAGTTCCACCGTAGGAAGCACCTTCTCGTTTCCAAGCTGTTCTCAGTTTACCTGTTAGGAGGTCAGCCACTCCACGTTCCAGCAGACGGCCAAAGTCCCAGTCATTGGCATTGAGACCGCGTCGGAGGTCTAAGATGTCACAGCAGTCAACCTGGTCGGAATAAAGGCCATCTGGTCGAGTGTTGTAGAACTCAATGATTGTACCAGTCAGATGACCAGTGACAGTTGTTCCGAACCGGCTTCGGCCATTCTCAGGAATCCTGATAGTGCCAGCAACTTTATCCACGGAGGCTACACTGAAAATCTCATCTTCAATCTTGATGTACGTGTATGGCCAGTTCTGAGCAGTATCGTCTAAACCAGAGCCATCTAGTCCAGAGACATTGATTTCAAATTCTATAGAATTACCGTAAGGCATTGGAATATCAGCAGAAGTTGCGGGTACACCGAATCCTGAATCACTGAAACCATCAGAAGCTGCAATCCCTGTGTGAGCACCGACTCCTACGATAGTAGCCGTAGTCAGAGCTTTGGCTCCTGTCAGAGGATTAGGTAGCAGGCTAGTTGCTGGGGTCCTGTTGAAACCACCATTGTGGTTAGGGTTACCAGCAGCAGTCATGGCCACATACACTCGGGAGTTACGACGGAACACGGCACAGATGGGAATAGCATAAGAGAAACCGTCTACAGTTTCCATCCCGTTGGCTGTGTTGCCATCACCAGCTCTCCATAAGGAGGGGTCACCAAGTTCTTCACGCATATTTTGGAAAGGGTATCCTGCTACTACAGCAGAGGATGCACCTTGCCCGAGGATGCTGGGGTATCCCAATCCGTCAGGGTAGTTCATGAGGTCTGCACTCTGGCCTTGGCCAGCACCTGAACCGAACACTCGGATTCGATACTGAACTTGCACACGAGCCGAAGTCTGGTGGCCAATAGTTGGGTCTTCAAGGTCGTCTGGTAGATTAGTTCCACCAAACTCAACATTTCCGTACTTCCAGATTTTATCAGAAGCTGGCTTATGAGCCGAAGCAGGGTTTGCATCGAGTCTGGTTTGCCAGGCTTCAAGAAACACGAAATCAACTCGTGCATCAGATTCAGGGGGAGGATTCAGACGAACGATGTTTGTTGGTTCACCCTGAGAGGCTAACCAGGCGGAGTCAATATTTGTTCCGACGACTGGGATTAACCAACCGTTGACATTAGCCCAAACGACTGGGTTTGATTCGATTGTAGTTGTTTCACCAAGAGTCTGCTTCGTAGGGTTACCCAGGACGAACATATTTGACCATGATGGGTCAAACTGGAAATCTTCCAGAGGACGTGTTGGGTCAGTGATGAAACCTGAAGGCATCATCGAACGCAGAACATCCCGAAGGTTATCCCACTCTATCTGGCTCATCAGGTTCAGTTCAGCATCGAGTGGGGGCTTATTCTTCCTCCACAGGACTGTATTGAACTGCCGATTGACGGCCTCTAGTGTTCTGCTTACATCGGGTCCGAAATTTGCCATGTGTCAATCCCTTACTAAAACATTGCTGAATAATTGGCAATGTAAATTTTGCTATCACCACGGTTCAAAAATGCCAGCCGAATGCTCGTCGTCTTGAACGTGAAAGCAACCGGTTCTAGGAACCCTGCTTCACACCAATGGATTCCATTATCAGGGGAAATATAGACAGACAAGTCATCTGGTTCTGGGTCTGTCTCGAAAATTTGACGAATTGCTGGAGTGTTTTCACCCACAACATCGTTCTCATGGTCCCCGGCAAGGTCTTCACAGGTTTCAAAATTGAACAGCTTCCAATACAGACAGAATTCATCTGTTCCATCAGAGCCAGTATAAGGAGTAAGGTCGATTTCCTTAGTAACCATAAGGCCTGGACGGTCTGGAGCAGGAGCTATTACTTTATCATTGAGAGGCAGTAAAGCCGTGTGAGTCGGATAATTTCCAGCATCCGAACCAGATTCCCGACCTGTTTGTAGTCGAGGATTATAATAAATCGGTGGGTCTGGTGGTGTGTTGCTGTCATCTTTAAAAGTCTTAGAAAAATCAATACCACCCTCAGAATCAGCAAGATTCAGAGCAGTGATGAGTGGATTGAAGAAGATATGGCCATACATTGGGAACGTGGCCAGCAGATGGGCAAAAGCCTGGCTACTTATGTCATCACCATCAATTGGAAGGACATAAGAATCAGAGTCTACTTGAAACTCCACACCATCTACAACGGGAAGAATGAAACGGCCATTGATAGCTGTCCCGTCTTCATAGTTGGGAGGGGTTTTGTCCACCTGGGTAATCTTCAGGTCAGCCGAAGGCCCATCTATTATCAGTTCTTTTTGATCTATAAGGACTCTCATCTAAACCTCATTATGTTCTATTATCACCGATTGTTGCTGGGGCCGCCCATGCTGGAATAGCTATACCAAACCAACCTGTACCACCACCATCTGTAATACGGTTATTAGAAATCAAAGCATTTGGAGGAACTGTCCCAGGAGTTATAGCATCAATCATTTCCATAACATTACCTGTTATGACTATACTACTGGTGTTTGCTAATAATAACTTACCATCAATATCAGTGCCTTCTGCAAGATAGTTACCAGATACTAAACCATTCTGTACATACATGGCAGCTTCTATACCGGGAGTCACATTATTAACTCCTCCGATAGATCGAGCTATATGGTTAGAAACAGAGTTTCCAACTACAGTAGACCCATCCCCATAAGCAACTAAAGCTGCTATCCCACTACTCACACTCGTCATATCCCCACCCGAGGTCAGGTCTACTGAGGTACTGATGAAGTTTCCATTATATGTAACATTACCATCGTTATTTAATCCCTGGATACCATTGAAAATGGCCGTTGCTGTAATATCTCCTTCAGCATCAACAAAGAAAGTAGACGACACATTATTACCAGATATTGTACTATTAGCTAATGCCCCAACAGGGTCAAATTTAATCCCAATAACATCATCATGGTTTACTACATCAGGAGTCACTGTTCCTGCGGTCACAAGTCTTTGAATAATTTCTATACGGTTCCCTGTAATAGTATGACCAGTAGTTTTACCATACGAATCATTAGTCACCCCATTTACCCAAAGACCTATATGGTTACCTTCAACCGTTATACTATGGTCGTGAGTACCCTCAATAAGTTCCAAGTTAACTTCAATCTTAATATTATTTCCGGTAATAACAGCATTACGACCGTAAGAACCATCACTAGTTCCGTCATTCTTCACAGACACGGGAATTAAATAAGCATCAAAAGTTACCGGACCATAACCACTCGGAGCTATTGGTGATATTATATATTCAGCAACATACTCAAGAAGAGCTTCATTTCCACTGAACACACAATTATCCCCAGTAATTAAGACTAAATCCGTATCACCCTCAACTATTACTATTACTATGCTTGCCTCCACACCTTCCCAAATCCTTTGGAATAGATTACCTGTAATCGTACAGTTTTTGCCTTGACAGAACAAAGCAGTTGACCTCGAATCATCTACGATACTTATTGTATTTCCAGTAACGACAACATCTCTACTATAATCATCTATGTGTAGATAAGGAGCAGTATTCCCTTCAACACGACACCCCTCAGAACGATAATCTTCTGGGCCGTTAATATACATACCATAAATTATATTGTTACCAATAATTTCACAAAATGGGGAACCCTTATGAGTAGATGAAAGGCCACTTTGATAAAGGTTGGAGGTATAGAAACGCTCTGCTGTATTCCCTTCAACTCGTGTCTCACGGGAATCGGACAAGGAAAGATATCCTGTGCATATATTACCACTAATTTTGTTGTTAGATTTTATATAACCACCCCTTGAACCTGAAAACCAAAGACTTGTGTTTATGATTTGATCTCGGAAACCATACCATAATACAACATTATCTCTTACTTGGGAATTATCCCCTTTACCGCCAATAAACCAAGTTACTGTGTTGTTACTTATATTTACATAGTCCCCGTCAGTCCAAATATCATATACTGGATAATTCCAACCTGGATCAGGTACGGCTCCAAAAGTAAGTGGTAGATGTAGAGGTGCTGAATATTGGGCAGTAGACACTACATTTGAATCAACAGTATTATGGTCACCTTCTCCGAACAAACCAATTTTATAGGCTTCGGTACTTGAATCAAAGGGACCTGTTGTTGACTCCTGAGTTGGCCATTGGAAAGGTTCCCATCCAAGACGTTCTTCAGTGAAGACATGATCTAGGATATTATCATTTACATCATTAAATCGTGAAAAACCACCTATATAAATACCAGAGTTTTTAGTATCTCTAATATTGTTAAAGGCCACCTCAGAATTGTTTAAAGAATTACTGTGAATACCAGTATGGAAACCTATAAGGGTATTATCTTTAATTTGGTTATGGGGATTCAGTAAATCAAAATCATAACCAATATAAGAAGTAACCCCACCTGTCACGGGACCCTCTATAGGGCTGTGTTTTAAAGTGACAACATCAGTGGCACCCTGAGTTATCAAATACCCATAGGTGTCTGCTGTGACTACAATCGGGTCACCTACAGGCGGGGTGATTGTTGCAGAGCCCGTGCCACTACCATTAAATGCAAATGTGTCGTTCAACCCTATGATTAAACCAGCACCTCCAGTAATTACAGCAGTCCCTGCTACATTCTGAAGGGTATAAGAAGAACTTGGAGGGATAACTAAGGAAGTAACACTATCTGTAAATGTCAAAGTGAATCCAGCATCTGTATCAATGGTAGATGTCTCAGTTAGAGCTAATTCCTGTAGGTTATCAGACATATTACCGATAGTAGAACTTTGAATAAAAGTGTTCTTCTTGATAACACTGTTGTTTAAAATATCCACACCTATATAAATGGAAGAAGTAGATATCTTACCTATATCTATTATACCTCTATCACCATATTCAAATGTTATGACAGAAGCACCCTGAGTAATAGTACCTTCACCATAAGATTCTATATCAGCTCTCGTGGATACTACTAAATCAGGGTCAACACCATTAGATATAGTAACATTACCAAGCCCCGCAGTAATAGTCCCTCCAGTAGTAACTGTCATATCTAAAAATTGTGTTGTAATAGGGTCAATGAATCGAATGAAGCCCGAAGTAACCACTACCGTACCAACCGTACCTATTAAGGTTAAGGAACTATAAGTTTCTTTGGTTAAGTAAATACCGAAATCCAGTAAATCTTCACCATAATTGTTGGTAATGGAACAATCTTCCAGACGTTCTTCACTAATGGCCATGAAGCCCTGACTTCCAATCAAACGGCAATTATTGACATGTAGCCGTCGGGCAGTACCTCCAGTATTCGTAAACAAAGCTCGGAGAGGTTCAGTGTTCTCTGTTACGGCACTTGTGCTGAGAAAAGATATCCCTTCAAAGGTCAAACCATCATGACCATTCAAATCAATCAGGCATTTATCATCAGCATCCCAGGTAACAGACTGTGATTGGCCCATTGAGGGGTCAGATTCAATCATCAGCCCGTCTGTGCCTATCATGATAGGTAATGCAGCTTCTGGTTCTTCTGTGTACCCTACAACTCGAATACGGACCTTTAAGTCAGGATTACCTGACGTAGGATTCTGAATTTCATTGGCATAAGTTACTGCTTCAACCAAAGTAGAGAAGTGGTGTCCGGTCAACGGTGTCCCACTACCATCCTGTCGAAGACCTACGAAGATGTCCAACCGACGGTCAATATCCAATAAAGGATATCGGAGGTCTGCTGTTTCAGGAGCCAGTGCTGCCGTTCCTTCATAGGAACCTAAAAGAACAAGCTCTGGGTCTGCCAAAGGTATGGTGGCCGAAAGTCCGTAGGAACAATCAGAACCATCTACATAGACATAACCGAAGTCTGTTTCCCCAGTCACTAAGAACCCTGCTGGGACAACTAATCTGGAACCTTGGTACATGATTGTGGTTTCGGCAATGTTCACACCATAATCGGGGCCACCCCCATCATAATACCCTGTAAGTTCTCCACCAGCAAATACCCAAGAGGAAAACAAATCTCCCAGGTTATCATAAGCATCTTCAGCAGTATCCTGAATCCGAATAGTAACCGAACCATCCAAGTTTACGACGGTATCAACCCCAGTAAAACGAAGTGTTCCTGCTCGTTTAGCATCACCATAAGTCACATCATCCTGGTATGTAACTGTTGCTGTTCCGTAAAGATCATTCGGAGTAGTCATCTCTCTCCGCAAGATAATCTGTGCAGGAGCTGAAATACTAATATTTACGGTGTCAACATCTGCTTCTAGCCCACCATGAACACCATGAAGAATGGTATTACCACCAGATTCTTCAACTCCATAATAACCAAACAAGGAGCCACGGACGTTCGTAGTTGTAAGAACAGGGTCACCACTCTGGAACAGTTCAAAGAAACCTGTTGGGGGTAACTGGTCAGCTAATAATCCTGTCAAACTTAGTTGTTGGTCTATTGAACCTACCTGGTTACGGCATGTAATAATCTGAGCTGAGGTGGTATCCACATCAAAAGCTACCCTGTGGCTGTAGACATCGTAGAAACTACCAGAACCTGCCGTATTACCAACCCCGTCACAAACATCTTTACTGGAGGCTTGGGCTGTTACACGAGGTCCGGACCCAATCTGGCCAATGTCCTGAGTGTAAGGAACACATGCTGCAAACAACACCTGTTCACCACGAGGGTTATCATCTGTATCAATTGCAAAAATGTCATCAGCAGGAGCTAAATCCCCAGCATCTGGGTCAGAAGCATCCACTGCTTGGGGAGGATGTGACAAACGGACGAAACCGTTAGCATAGTCCACCTCAATATATTGTTTCTCATTAACAGTCGGGTCAATTGTCAGCTCATTGGACGTGATTGGACGGCTCCAATCAGGAGCAATGATATCTTCGGTACCACCAGTGGAAGTCGGAACGGTTTTTATTTTACCTGGGAACAAAACAACTCGGAAGCCCAAGTTCTGAAGGTTTCCAGGGTCAGCATTCGAACCATCAGCACCAGCATTAGAAGAAGCTGTGTCGAAGATAGCTCTATCTGGTCGGTAAGGACTCTTACCTAAAGCATGTTCGGTTAAATCCGTGCTTTCGATTCCAGCTCGTTCAACCCATCGAGGGTCAATGATACTGGTCAGTCTGGTTGAGTCTAATGCATCAGCATCGAACCAGGGGTTATTCCAGAGTTCTTTAACCGGTTTGTGGACCGAACATTTCAATGTCGGTTCATCATTCACCAGGTCAGCACTGAATTGTCTCTGAACACCCCACATAGAGTTTCCAGTTTCAGGGTTAACTTCAGCATAACGCCTCAGCTTAACTCCCCAAATAGTCGCACCCCGGAAATACACATCATAGACTTCAAAAAATCCGAGGATACTACCCCATTTAACAGACCGTCCATTGGCAGGAACCCAAGTGGAACTGTCATCTGTTTGAATGGAGTGTATTTTCAGGATGTCCCCGATTTCTGGCAAAACCTCATCGGCACCAGAATCCCAGTGAACTTCCGTAATACCTAAAGAACCACCACCCCCGAATCCAGAAGTATCTGGGATGATCACATCAGCCCATTCAATATATGGTTTTTGAATAGGGAGTTGGGGGGCATAATCATAATAAAACATGTTTAAATCAGTAAACGTGGTTTCCACAAACCACGGATATTCTGAATACCCAAGAACTTCCCAATCTGAGGCTATTGGTTGATGTTCAGAGGTCATTGCCCGTCGAGGTGGTGTAAATGCAAACACTTGTTCTCGGCTACGGCCTTCACCAGAGTCAGGGATAGCTACCAATCGAGTAGCAGCAGGCTCAACTAATGTAATATGACGAATGATGTCTGGTTCTGCGGGGTCCCCAGCCACATCGAAATAATCTTCCAGGGATTTATTGGAATCCAGTACAAACCCAAGAACTCCACCATCTTCGTACAACTCAACGATACGGAACAATTCCGTTTTACTGTTGGAAGTCAAAGGTTCAATTGGAACCCGAGTTGTTATCCCATCTTGAATGAGAGCACCATCACCAACACCACCTGTAACAGGAGAGGAAGGGTCAATTTCACTAGTGTGGCCAGTTTCCTGAACCATCAGATATAAACCACCATCGAAACGTGTCCCGACATCTCCTGATTGGATATTGTAGTAATCACTCACATCAGCAGTTCGAGCAGCAGTTGTCCAGGTTGGAGCAGAAGTATCCACGATGATATCATCCAAGAGAATGACATAATGGTCAGCAACCAAGTTATCGTAATCCACTACCCATTGCCAAACCATCTTCTCACCACCAATTTTGGCAGTTGGTCCAACACAGGCGAATGAAATAGGTTCACCAAGAAGTGCCCCACCTTTGTTACCAAATCGGTTAGTGTTATGACTATAAGGTACGAAATCAATCTCAGGCATACCAGGACGCCCAAGTTTGTTATTCTTCATCTGGAAATCAGAGGGGGTTGTCGTTTCAGGACTTCCTGAATTATCATTTACAGTAGGACCCATTTTATATTGAGATGCCCATGAACCAGTCATCCCTGCCAGAGCTTCTGAAGCACGTAAGGTTTTCGATTCAGGGACAGATGAGAAGCGTTTAAACGCCTCTTGCCAAGGGTCTCTATCCGAAGCTGTTGGGTTCGTTAAAGGGTCAGCCCCGAGATTCACTTTATTTGGGTCGTACGCCATATCTACCTCTTATGTTCAAGCCATACTTCTAACAGAGGTGAACTATAACCATTCCACCGACTCTATTAGATTGTAGGAGCTGTTTCTACTTCATCAGGGTGTATAACATGGAGTCCTGTGACCCCACGAACATCCGAAGCTGCTGTCCCCGAGCCACCACCACGTAAATCATACTCGCCTGCATTCATCTCATTCATCTGAATCCTAACCATTACAGGTACTTCACCATCAATCCCAGTTGATAAATTAACAAAGGGACCGACATTCACACGTATCTGACAGTACACCATACCCGTCTCAGGGTCGAGGCCATCAAAAGTATGGGGGCTAATTACTTGACAGCCAGCACCATCAAGAGTTGGGTTTTGTTTACTTGGTCCGGACCCGTCAGGACGACCAGCATCCATCCACGTCGTCAACCCAGGTGCTTTCACCTGAACTGATATTTTTGGATAACCTGCTTCAGATAACGTCCCTAAACCAGGTACTGTATATTTGAAATCCTCTAGTTTGAGTCCATCCACCCGTAAAGTCACAAACGGTTGTCCTGCGGCATCCCACGGGGGCGTAGAACTTGCTGGATTAGAACGGCTAAACGAAGTATCGAAGACACGAACATAGTTTTTAATGTCATCCCCATAACCTGTACTATAATCACGAAGTGTCGCATCAGCATTATCTGTTGTATCTGGCCGATACGAGGTTAACGTGTAATTCTCCACAGGGTAACGAAGTAATCCAGCACTCGGGAACGGAACTGTAGCCCAGTCCAACAGTTTCGGGTTTCTGGGAGGAAGCCCTACAACTTGAAGTTCGTCTGGAGTCGGAGTAGTCAAACTGAAATCAAATAAACCTTTTTCGTGTTTTTTCAACTGTGTCCAAGACATATTACTGATCCACACAACAGTGGGATAGCCATCAATATCTTCATAAGTCGTCCAAGGTTCAGGGAATTCTGCTGCAGAATAATATTGTCCTGCTCTGGTAGGTATTGGAACGGGGCCACCATGCCAGGTGCCTATTCCGGGGCCAACCAAAGAATTTAGAGCTTCTGAATCAATTGGATGGTTGTTGTTACTATACCGATTACGATAACGGTAAATCTCATCCAGGAATCTTTCACTGACATCTTTTTCTGCGGTTAATAAATTACTAAATGCAGTGTAATGACTAAGATATACAGTACTTATAGCTGAGGCTTTCACGAAATTACCATAGGAACCATCGAAACCACTACCATCAGGGTCATCTACCCACACACTTGTAGTATGGAGTAAGACTATCTCTGAATTCTCTAATGCAAAGCCATGACCATTTGTAAGGTCCCAAGCTGGTTGTATAACACCTTCCCAGTCACCACCATGAGTTAATGGCCGACGGATACCAAACCAGGGTTGGGCATTTGATGAGAAAGAAGGTTCATCTTCATCACCGGATAGAATAACATCGTCTACAATAGCAATAGATAAAGAATCACTGTTTGCGGGACCATTATCCCAGCTAAAATCCCCAAATCCATTAGAACCTAATGTGTTGAATGGGAATTCAACAGCATATTGATTTTGACGATACCAAGCACCTGGATAAGAACCAGGTAAATCACTTTCAACATTATTACCGAAACACTTCAAATTCATAAATGCTGGGTTGGGACTGTTTTCCAGAGCAGGCGGAGTTATCCCCGATAAACCATCACCTGGAATATCATCCGTTCTATAGCATTTGTCCCATGCATTGGATACCTCAGTAGCAACCTCAGTAAGTTTGAATGAATCACCACCGCCTAAGAACTTCTTAGCTGTGTAATAAGCTACACCCGACACCCACATAATCCCAGGGTCGGAAGCTAAAACTGGAACCTCCCAGTCAAAAGTATTAGTAACAATGTCACCACGGTCTACCACATGGTCGTCTACAGAACCACTGACGAAAACCTCATCCCTTAAACCATTATAAAATGTGGCTTCATATCCAAATCCTGGAATAGGCCCATTGTATTCAGGGTCATCCGTTACAGTGATATTTTCATTAACCACGTTGGACTGGTCTGTTAGGAAATGAATCCCATACAAATCATCAGGTATAACACCATCTATCATCAATGCCTCGAAATCTCGTTCCGATTTAAAATGGAATATGGCATAAGAACCTAAGTTCTGACTGCCTTCCATAGCAAAGGTATGTCGGTATCGAGCAATCTGCCAGGTTGTGCAGTCCTGTTGGAACGGAGGGTAGTTACCAGCTACTTCAAAAGTAACGGATGTTGCACCCCAGTCATAAGGATTCTCTGAAGGACTACTTGTATCAGGAGCTCTGAAATACCTGTGACTTTCCCCAACTGTTGGAGTAGTGCTACTTTGAGGTGTGTGTTTCAACCCCGAAGTGTTTGAATAGTCATCAAGTACTGGCAAACGATACTTAAAGAAATTTGTGTCGTGGATAGCTGATTGCCCTATGTAAGGGATATTTGGGTAATCCGTGTAATTGGGAATAGACACGGCATCCATATAAGCCTCGACAGTTCCACCGAGTATTGGAATACCCCAAGCTAGAACATCACCAGCATCAGGGTCTGAACCGAGTCGGACCTGACCTGCTGCAGGATAGAAATCATCTCCAGGGATTTGATAATGTGCTCGTTTAGAACCAGCTCCTGCTCCCTGGTCAGTCAAATTGCCCCACGGGTGAGGAAGAGTACCTATACCTGAGATAACAGAGGTTCCTGTATGCAGTTCTTCAAGGTCGTATTGGCCCCCTGCTCGGCCTGGATATGTGAAGGGGTCATAATCACCCTCACTGTCAACACCAACCCCAAAAATACCTCCGGGGCCACCATCACAAGCAGGAGGATAAGGAGCACCTATCGAAGCCTGCCCGAAGGATTCAATGCAAGCATCACCTAACACACCCTGCCCCAATAACAAAGCTGCAATACAACGGTCTGTTATATCTTGACCAAGGAAAGCATCTCGTCGTTCATCTGACCAGGGTTCTGTAGAGGTAGGTTCAGGAATATGAGGAAAATGTAATAATGCTATTACACCTCTATCAGCAGGGTAGATGGAACCTGATATTGTCACCAACATGGGCCACGGGCCAGCAATCTCATTGGCCATAAGCCTTAAAGTTTTCTGTACCTTGTCATCAGCCCGAGTAAATCCACCAGCATAACAACGGCCTGTACCACCAGATTTCATGTCCCAGGTGTTATCAACACCCAACACATCAGGGTAATTGAAAACACGGTCTGCAAAAACATCCCCACCATTAGGAAACATCGTCCCGTGTTCTCTCAGGTCATATTTTTTATTCTGTACCTGCCCATCAAATTCAGGTGTGACATGAGGATTCGAAGGTATAAAGCCAGGAGAATACTGCTGGTTACTATCGAAATCTTCATTGTAATTCATTAACGAGGTGTCAATATTCAAGAAAGGAGGTCTATGGAAATAAGGATAGACATCCCCGAAATCATTTGTATTTACCAACCCATCAAAATCACTATCTCTAAGGAAGATAGGAGTATCATTCAACTTGATAGAACCCCAATCAGGAACACTATGGAAATCAACATACCGAGTAGATTTACCGAGCATCGGGGGCTCATAAGGCATACCGCCTACAACATCCTCTAAAACATCTTCAACATCGTCAGAGACTAACGGAGGTATTGGATTTACTGATATAGCTGATGAATCATGAGCATTCTTAGGGTCAAGGATATGAGCTTTCAAGGCTGCCAGAACTAAATTAGCATCCCCACCAGCTCCACCACCACCTGTCACAGCACCATTTACAAGACCAGCATCAGCTCCTCGGTCAGGAACTGTTTGACCCGGGCCAATCTTAATATTTTTTGGGTTCAGATTCCTCGGCATCCCAATCTCCTTATCTTCCACCCACAGCTAAAAGTAAGTTGCGAGTTCTATATACAGCAGCACAGGTTCTGTTATTCTCAGCATTCTCTAAACCTTCATTACCTTCACTGGATAAGCCACCAATAAATTGGAGGTTGTTATCTTCATCCAGTTCCGCAAATCGTGTCAACACTACAAGAACTAACTCATCCTGTCTGTATAATATACCTCCTGTAGCTCCAGGTACGGTTTCTTTTATACGAGCCAGGACTGGGACGAATACTTTGTGTCGGGTTGACCCAAATAAAGGCTGAGCTATTACCGTAGGACGGTACCCATTCAAGCCTTCAACATATGGATACATTGCCCTGAACTCAGCATCTGGTCTGGGGGAAGCATAGTTATCTAATCCTCCCAACACCCACTCAGGCTGCTGGTCGGCTTGTACCATTGATTGTAACGTCAGCATTCCAGTGTCAGCATTGAAATCGTCAATCGTGACAGTAGCTGAGGCACAGAAGAACCAATCCTGATTATGCTCTGTGCCTGGGATACCTTCCAAAAGAGGAAGCTGGTCTAAAGGAGAAGCATATGGGAAAGCTGCATCCGTCGAACCCATGCCTACTTGACCAGTCCAAGTATGAGGACTGATGGCCAGAGGTTCAATTCTCAGCTCTGTTGGAACTGTTCCACCACTACTTACGGAAGTTTTGAAATCTCCCTCGATAACACCGGCAGTCTGTGGAGCTGCTGCTCTATAATAAACCATCACAGTATAACCACTATCCCCGTAGTTAGGAATGGGGTCTTGAGGTTCATACGTGACATTGCAAAGTGTTTTACCAGCTCCTGAGAGAACATCATCCATGACGATTTTACGAGAGCTACTACCATATTCTGTCAGGTCAAAGTCTGGGTCTACTGCAACAGCAGCAGGGACATCTTCAATCACTGGGAATCCACCACCAGCACTAAATGGTATGCCGTACAGACGGCGAGGTGTTCGGATTTCTTCGGGTCCTCGGCTAACAAGTCCCCATAATGGGCCAATACTTGTACCATCGGTCACAGGGTCTGGGTTAGGGAGTAATTCTGATTGTGTTGAGTCCGTCACATAGTCCAAACGAACCTCTCGGAAACCTTCTCTGAAAGCTGGAGGGTTTTTTGAAGCCATGTCCCCAGGTGATTGGTCTTCATCTACGGCTACAGCACTTCCTGGGCCAGCTAAGTAATCTTCACCTACCACAGGATTTATCAAAGTTCCGTCATACACTATTGCATCAGGTTCAGCCAAATCCAACAAAGGAGTGTCTGTCAGGCCATGATAAGCATCGTCACCTATCGGGTAGCTGATTTCAACCTCAACGAATATTCTCCGCATCGAACCGTCAGCCGGAGGTGTTGCACTATCTACCATCGGGTACTCACCACCAGGAGCTGTATCAAGACCACCCGTTACGAGTGTCCCATTGGCATCCAGAGTGATTTCAAGATGACCTGTCCCCAATCCCTTGATTAAGGAAGCCTCGACTTCCTGATGGTCTGTGTCGTTGTCATAATGGCCATCATCATGATAGATGGACAGTACATCTGTTATGGTTGTACCTGGAGGTGCTTTATCAATAAAAGGTTGAGGTGTTCCAGGTAAAGATAATCCGTTAGTGCCCCCTTGGAATAGAGAACCTAATCCATGAGTGTCCAGCTCAGCCAAATCAAGATGAAGAACATCTGTCTCTGTCCAAACACCACCTGTGGAACCTATTGATTTATCAATATATTTACCAGAATTCACAAGACCTGGGGCTACTTCTCCAGCCGTTTCTCTATCACCTGGCCAGAAAGCATACACAACACGCTCGACAACAGGGTTACTTCCGAATCGTCGGGCTACATGATCAAAATCACGAATGTGCATTCCATCTGCCACTGTGTCTCTCCCAATGGCATTACAGATAAGGAACCGAGTCGAAACATCTCCGTTCACACTGCCACCATAACCATGTTTGTCATGAGAACTTACAGCCCATGTCTGATTATTGGCATCAAGAAGGGATTGCATTTGGTATTGAAGCTCACTCGTCAGGCTAATCCCTGGAGAAACAATGGACCTTCTCAAGTCCAGCATGTTATCCAGAGTCACTACATCGGCAAACTCACCGTCAGGACGGTCAGAATGGTCAGCAGGGATTGCTCCCAGAGGGCCGTCATAGCCACTGTGGTCGTGCATCGGAGCACCATTGGCATTGTTTAATGGGTCAAACCCGAAAGGCATCCCAGTGAACGATACGTTACTGTGACGGAATACAAAACATAGAGGAATTGCATATACATAGCCATCAATGGTTCCGAGGTCTTTTACAGACTGGTCATCACCAGAGCCTGCAACCCACAAGCCATTATCTTTAAGAGCATAGGCAATAGCACTAGACTCCAGCCAGGTAGATTCAGTGTCGGCTGGGACGAACGGATATGTTCGAGTGCCGTCTACATTCAAAGCTGGAGTTTGTCGAGCACCTTGGGCAATAACTAAGGGAGCACCAGCTCCTGCCGTTGAATTTGAGAACCCATCAGGGTGAGTCTTGTAATTGATTGCCTCAGAGTCCGTGTATCGGAAACGATATTGTAATTGAACACGTTGAGAGGATTCCGAATTCACTACGGGGTCTATAATTTCATCATCAAGCCAGGTGTTCTCAGGAGATTGTACGTTCCCATGTCTGAACAACTTGCTTTGGTCTTCTTCTGGTTTGTTTGGCCTATCTTGGCCGTCTTGCAATGTCATCCCTGAAGCTACTAAAGCAGGAGCAGTAGAAGCTAAGGTAATGAAATTACCAGTATAAGGAACTACAGCACCTTGGCCTTCACCAGCCACTATGGACTCGATGACGACAAAGTTTACATTTACTCGGGCTACAACGTAACTTGACGTTGCATTTAAAGGGTCGTTGATAGCTGCCACAATATTGACGGCTGTGGTTTCTTCATCTGCACCGATGAGGAACTCTCCTGCTACGGGAGCAGCAGCAACACCAGCCAGAGCGACACTATTGATGGTGATAGTATCTCCTACTGAAGGAATACTGGCCACTTGAACAGCTCCTGCTGCACGAGGACTCGGGGCTACCAAGGCCAACCAGACTTCAAGCCAAACAAAGTCGGTCTTCTGAGGTGTGTCTGGAGCAAAAATAGGAGGTTCTGGTAATTGAATCAAGTTTCGGTTTGGAGTTTCGGTGTTCGTATATTCGATCACTACAGTACGTCCGGCTACCAGAGCCGTCATCTTATTCATCACGAAAGAGTTCACCAGGATGTCACCGTCAATCAAGTCGGCATCTGAGTTATCCACAACTACGGAATCTGTTTCAGTTCCGTAATCGTCGTACCCATCAACTCGTGAAATCCCCCTGAACCAACCTGAATTCAAATGTTGTCCCCGATACAATCGGTTTTCCCATTTGATTGCGTCCTGATGGACTGCAAGTTCAGAATCCAGAACGGGTTTACCCGTTTCCCAGATGATTGATTCAAAGGCTTTGTCACCAGCACTTAAATCCCGAGAAACCTCATTAGGAACAGGAACAGAACTCCCAGCCTCTTGAATCCCAGAATAATTCTTTTTATAGTCTTTGGTCGCCATATCTCACCTTCTGTCGGTTGTTATTTACATGGCAAATCAAAATGTCAACCGCCACGTTATCGACAAGATGGCCGTTGATGGCTTCGAAATCACACTGAATGTCAAGTAGTTACCCATCATGTCATAATTGGTGACATCGAATGAAGGGTCATAGTTTACACCCTCATACTCAGCCGGAATTAAATTCTTTGTGGCAGGGTTCTGAGAGTAAGTGTGCATTAAAGCCATCTCGTTCAATGGCCCAACTGCCTCAGCCTCACCGTAAACCGTGGTGAAATCAACAATGTTTGTCGGGTAAGCTACAGCCACACCCTCAGTCGTCCTGAATTGAGATGACGAGAATGCTTTCCGTTGGATTTCGTTATTAAGCCTACGTTGTTCTTGCTGTGGAGCATCAGGGTTCAGAATATTACCCGTAGCTCCAGTCCCAATGGCCAACATGTTGATTCCATTATTCACCCCTGCAAAAGGGTCTTGACTGTTTTTGAATAACCGAGCTGCAAGGATACCTGAATCTAATGTCAAAACATTAGGTTTTTCCCATTCAGCTAGAATTTCACCTGTCTTGGCATCCCACATTTTCAAGTGGAAAGACCCTTTGGCCATACTCATAAGCCGAGTTGCTTCCTCGTAGTGAGATTGCATCATGGATTTCATTGCCTGAGTGTTTTTATTCATCTGTTCTTTATGCAACATAAGTGTTCTCCTAACAAGGCTTTTAATAACCATATTATCGTGTGTTTGTTCTCGTTCTTAACCATAGATAGTACCCTCAAGTATCACAACCCCACTTGAAGCCCACCACATTTTCACATAACAGGCTCCTAAACTATCAGGGTTAGGAGTACCATCTGGATTAGGTTCTATCCCAGCAGGTTCACTCGGAGGGATGTTATCTACTAACCCCCAGTTCATATCCTCAGTCAGTGGGGTGTCTGTGGAAATATATGAAGCTGCTCCTTCAGGATAGACAACAGGATAACCAATACGCAAATACCATTCGGTGCTCCGATTGATTTTCCCTCCATCATTTCCACGAACTACATCACCTGAGCAATACGTTGGATGGAGAATTGCCATTTCTGGGTCCGGACCAAGAACACCGCCCAAAGGTGCCATCAAGCCAGCTTTCCAAGTTTCAGGGGCTCCAATAGAAGGAGTTCCTCCACTCACGGCAACGGGGCCAACATAATTACCACCACTACAGAACAAGGTTGTTCCTGGGAGGCCACCGCCTTGTTCAAAGGCTTCAGGTTTCGGGAATTGTGCTCCTTCCCAGAATTTAGTCCCACGGAAATCTAAAACATGAGCACCAACTGCTTTTCCTTCTGTTTCAGAGTATCCCGAGAATCCTTCGGGGAGAGTTCCTTCTCCAGCAATTGCTATCAAACCACGACGGCCACCATTTGAAACTTCCATGAATTCCATAGATTCGTACAAGGTCTCGGCATCAACTTCGTGGTCGAGGGTTCTATAATCACCAGTATCTGCTGCATTAGTTGTGATTACTTTATCAATCCCGTTAGCTTGGCTCAATGGAATCGGGGGTGTCCCCTCATTCAACTTGGTCACGCTGTCAGCCAGAGGCTGGTTTTCGAGATAGGTGTTTGTAACTGGTTTACCTGGCTGGAAGATAATGTTGACCGGCACATGGTCACCAGAGAAATGCAAATCGTCGTAGTTGGCATCCTGCCCCAAGGTAATGAGCTGGGAATCTGAGTCAAATGTCCAGGATTCCCTGGTGTAAATGGTGTCACCATCCACGATTTTGTAGATATCCTCGGCATACAGATGAGTAGGAAGCAGAGATACTCGACGATTATCAATGGTTTGGACGACGACATTCTCCAGAGTAATGTCCCTGGTCCGCTCACCGCTCGTGATGACGTTGTACTGATTGAGAACCATGTGCTGAGGAGCAATATAATCTTCAGTCAGGGCTTTGAAAATACGATACCTGACCCAATCCCATCGTTGCTGGGTTATGGAACGGGAATCAAAAGACCCGAACCCAACGAAACCGAACATCGAGGAGACATGAGGCAGTTGAGAATATTCAACATTCACCCAGCCTGCTGAGGGTTCGTTCGTCTGGTTGATGAATCCTGTCCCTACAACATCAGATTCTGCCTGGTAATAAGGAGGTAATGGCAAATCAGGACGATACAGTGTCACACCGAAGTCAGCCTTCAGGAGAAGACGGACTTCCATGCTCTGTCGCCAGTCCATCACGGTAATCTCTGGGCCGACATGACTAGAGTTCGGAGCTGTTGAGCTATCCGTTCTAGGGAGTTCCCAGGAGTTGATATGGTCTTTGTCCCCACCCTTCCAAATACCTACGGTACGAAGGCACTGAGGGGCTGCTGTGGGGTGATATGAAACAGTACGCCATCGAACAGTACTTGATAATGTTGTATTGGCCACACCTGTGATGAGGTTTGTTGCACCAAACAGGAAAGTATCTGTGCCTGCCCCACCCAAGAACAAATCAATGTTCAGTGTCGGGGTCATGAGAACATCATCCACAAACACAGAGAGGACACCAAGAGCACCGACGATTCGGTACGTGTGAGTTTCCCCATCCGTCCAGTCGAACTCATACTCATGAATAACAGAATCTACCTGGTCAACCAACTGGATTTTGGGAGTCCCATCATCGTTCAGTCTAGCACCAAACCATCTGTTCGGGCCAATGTCAGCCTGGAACACGATTCCAGTGTTTCCGTTAGCATCTGTCGTGTAAGCATCCACTCCAAGCTGAGCTTCGGCAATACGGTAGCCTGAGTCCACGGTAAAGCTGGAAGTGTCCACAGAGGCTCGATACCGCTGTGTTTGGCCAGCTCCTTGGGTAACAATCAGGTCGTACTCATGTCGAAGGTCTGAGCCGTTAGAGCCGGATATAATTGACCATCCCTGCTGGTCGGGGTCTTGAATCCCTGACATTGAAACAGAGGGGATAGTAAAAAGCCGACGGTATTCCAATCCAGGATAGCCTTCGGCATACAGAATGGTTGCCAGTCGAACTTCCTTAGTGCCATTGTTGATGACAACTTCAGCATCACCAGCTCCCAAGATTCCAGAATCTACTCGGAACTCTGCTCGGATGTCAACCCCAGCATCTTCATTCACAAACGGTTCAATACGGGAGTACCCGAAAGTATAATCTAATGTGTCACTGGCCACCGCAGATTTCAGAAGAAGGGCATCTCCTGTCTGGTCAATCATCCCCGTCCCGAAAGACTGGGTAGTAAACCACGGTTTCTCCAGGGTATCCTGGGGAAGAACGTCCATCTCTGTCTGCACAACGATAGTCGGAACATTCAGAGCAGTGAAATCAGGAACCACATCATAACGGAAAAATGACCACTTGGTACGATTTGCTGCCAAATAACTCAAGGAACCCCAGAAAACTTGCCCTTTGCCCGACGTATCTAGCACTAATGCAGATTCTGAGGGTACAGGCCACGGATTCACACTGCCGTCCAGTTGGAAGACAGTAGCTGAAATCTCACCAGCTATCTCTAAAGAAGCAGCCTCATTATCCAGGTCTGCTACGAAACGATAGGTTAGAGGATGTTCGTCCCAACGTACTTCGAACACGACCTCTGGATTATCCTGCTTCCACATGGTTGGGTCTGCTGGAAATTCTTCTGCAATGGTAACTGTCGTGGAGCCATCACACTGATGGATGACCGAGGTAGCAGTATAAACACCAGCTTGAGCATGGTCAAATATCTGGAACTGCATCCCAGATTGAAAATCTATAGGAACCAAATCAGACACAATGCTGATGGCCTTAGAGTTCAGAACGGAAGAAGCTGCTGTCGGTCCGAGGTGCCAGGATTCTCTATACTCTGGTTTCTTCGGGTCAATGAGCATCCCTAAGTGTCGGATATTATTGATAACTAACAGGCCAACTTGGTACAAATGGTCATTGTCATGGATTCCGAAGCCTACGCCCGTGAACACTCCTTCCAGAGTGTAATCCTCAACGATGAACCGAGTGGCCAAGGTAGTAGCTGCGGGGAATGTCAAATCCACTTCCCGATGATACATGGTCACAGTTCGGAGGTCTGGTTCAAATTCAGCAGGCAGAGCATCAATCAGAGTGTAAGTCCCCTCACCAACATCTACCCATCCAGCATCTTGACCTTCTAACAGCCAGGCTGGGGATGCTACGAGAGGTGTTTCCGTACCCTCGTAAGCAATGGACTCCCCTGTCATCTCCCGCTCGAAATCATCTACGGCAGTGGCATAAGGATTCTGATTCAACAGCAGGCTCGTCGGGTCATTCAGGAGAGCAGAGGTTTCTTTCTCGAAACCCATGTATCGATGGCCAATCTGTAAAGGCTTCGGTCGGTCCATCGGTCCCAATACTGTTCCCATTGGGAACCTGATTGCAACCTCATCATCCTCAAATGGGATAACCTGAGCAGGCTGAGTGTCAATGTGTGACGGGTGAGTTGGTGGTTGCCCATGAGCTGCAGGGCTTGTATGTCCATCCTGCCTGTCCCATTGGTTCAAGACCAAGCCAGGAGTATTCAGTCCAGCCATCTCCATAATAGGAGAAGCCATCCAGTAATAGTTGAGCTTCACATCAGCTTGGGGGTCATCATAAGGTAGCAATGGAATCGGATACGTCGGCCAAATCTCACCGATGTAGGGATTCACATCCTTAACTCCCACAGCCGTACCAGCAATTAGGACTTCAACATCCTGTTTGGTAGCTGGAGTTGCATCACCCCAACCTTTTACGACTGGGCCACGTTGAGTCATGATGTGGTCACGAGTCAGAGCATCTGAGCCTGTAAATGGGGTACTCTCGGTATCGTGCAAGAAGTTCCATGAACCTGAGTACACCGTGCTGGTAGCTGAGAAGGTTGTTTCCTGTACCTTGAAACCAGACACATCAAACCCGTCGGCTACCAAGACACATGAAATCCCAGCTCCTGTTCCTTCAGATACTCCATCAAAGTCAGCAATCAAGGCTGTGAGCACAGGCAGGCCATTCAACAGGACAGAATATGTCCCAGCTTTCAGGTTTCGTACCAGAGCAATAGCATTCTCACCAGAAGTCCATGTCTGTTGAACTGATGAGTCGAAGGTTCCACACTGAACTCTGAGATAATCTATACCTGTCTGTCGAGTCAGTCCAACTTTGACTCGAACACCAGTTCCTGCGGGACCATCCTCAAAGATGAGGGAAGCAACCGTCAGGCTCGTGAAAGCATTCAGAGGTGGGTTGTACGTGGCTGAAGCAGCATCAAAGGTCAGGCTGCCTCGGAACGTCGTCACATCTGGAACTACTCGACCACTGTCATCGAGGAACTTCCAACCGTAAACACGGAAACGTAGCTTGGACATCCAGAGATACCCACCGTCAACGTAGGACTCTCCCTGGTCAGGGTTAATCTCTACACCGGTTAGTGTTGGGTCAACATCTGGTAGAACTAATGCCTCGTAATCAAATGCCTCAGATGGTGTGATGTTACAAGTATATTGTAACGATGTCATACCTTTGACGGTCATCTGAACTTTGTGAAGGTCACTCTCATAAGGATGAGTGATTTCAAGTGGGGTCAATGTAATTGGGTAATCGGGTTCTGATGAGAACTCGTAAGAAGCTGGGTCTGTAATCCCAGAATTCCCTACAGAAGCTCCAGTGTCCTCTAACATGGGGTCAGAGAATGTAAGAACTAAATCTTCACCGCCCAGGACACTGACAGTATAAGTTGGTGCATCACCCTTCGTCAGGATATCTACAGAATCATTTATGATACCACCAGGGCCACTCACATGGACTCGGTACGAGCCACCCAAGGTTGTTCCTGTGTGGGTAATAATAACTGATGAGACACTGGAAGCTGCTTCCAACCCCAGAGTTTCGGAACGTACACTTAACACGGTGGCTGGAGCTGCTCCTAAGAGAGCAGTTAAATTGTAAGAGGCCACTTGATAAAGTGCTGGGTCACTAGTGTTTATAGGATTAGTGAAGAAGATTTCAATCTCATAACCATTCAGGCTCAGAGCTCCTGATACTGCTGTACTTCCTCCGCCTGCACCTCCACCAACACCGAAAGGAGATAAACCGAAAGGGTCACCACCGAAGCCAACTCCACCAGAAGCCCCACTACCACCTGGGTTAGGTAATGCAGGGAGAGGGGTCGGAGCAGGAGGGTGTACGACTCCCCCGTAAGGGGATAAACCATAAGCTCCACCAATTGGTGCAGGGTCTGAAATTGGAAGTGTAGCCCAAGCAACGCCACCGAAACCGGCGTAATCAGGATATGGGGATGCTGCTAATACTCCAACGTACCCTGGTGGTGGAAATGGTCCAAACCCGAAGGAACTTGTACGAAAGTTCTCCGTCGGGTCGGTTCTGTTGTTCTGGTCGGTCATTCATCACCGTCTCAGTCTATCTTATACCAGTAACCGATATCTGTTGATGATCGATAATGGTAAACAAAAGTTGCCGATTCAAAATCAGCAGTGGTCATAACGTAATCTCCAGGACCACTTTCAAATAAGGCATCAGTTATAACACCAACTTGGTGAGAGGTCGTGATTGTAATAGGTTGACCTCCACCACCACCTGTTGCAACAGTACCCGAGATGTCTTTCACTGTAACAATCTGACCTTCTTTCGGCCATTGGTCAGGAATACCACCAGCAGTTCTGGAACGAGGGAGGTAAATGTGGGGAGAATTATCCCCAGGTTCCCAGAGAACACCGTAAACCAAAGTGTCAGCAGCCACATCATAGTCTTGACCACCAATAACAGTTTGAGAGCCGGGGAATCCTAAATCACCAGGCCAGAGAGTTGCATCAGCTATACATTCAGCAAATTCCGTTGCTCTAGTAGCAGCAGGAGCAGGACCAATATTGTCAGCTTCAACGTCACCGTAAACTTTCAGGGTTCCGTTTGCTTCACAACCAACATCGACATAAGTCCCACCAGCATCTTCATTACCTGTCCCAAATCGAAGTAACCGACGGTCAGTTATAAAACCTTCGGTTGGAGAGTCATCAGGAGGTCGAATCTGAACTGGGAGGTAATATCCTTCTAAAGTTCCAAATGTTCGAAGCTCAACATCAATAGCCCGCCCGAAACCTTCACCAGCACTAGGGGCTGAACTTGCATCCCCTAAATTCAAGATACCCTTATACATCGATCCCAATGTGGGAGTGAACGAGCGTTCGTCTATATAATCAGGGTCACCTGGATTAGGTGGAGCTATTGGCAATGATAACTGGAGCATCATATCGGCAAAGTTCTGGAATGATGGTCGGTCGTATTGCCACCACTGTTGTTCATGGAATAATACAGGGTCACCTGCGGGACCAGAGGCAGGAGAGATATATCTAGTATCATACTGCATCCCATAAGATGCCCCATGCCGAGGTCGGATAGAAGTTTTCACCAACCCTGGTGCTGCTGTCAACACTACAGGGTGCCGGTAATCACTATCTTCGTAAGTACCCGAAGTTTCCACTACTCCTATTTCTATGTCAGCCCCATCACTCTCGATGGGGTCAAAGATACTATCATTGATGATAAGATTTCCACCAAAACTGGAATTACCACCAATATAAACCGTAGGTTCATAGTTGATGTTTGGGGTTGCTATGTCAGAATCAAAGATAATGTCCATATCCAGCTTTGAATCACTGATGGACAAACTTTCAGGAACACCTCTAAGAAAAGTTGAACCATCCAGTTCCCCACCAGTCACATAATTGCCAATTACCGAGATAGAGCAATCTCCGGCTTTAGGGCCTAATCCTGTCCCATCATCTATTGAGGCTTCATCAGGAATCCTGATAGAATCCTCAGCATTCAAAAGCTGAACAAGCCCTAAGAGTTGAACGGCCCCTGCTGAATCCATCATAATGATAGGGTCTTCATCATCATATGCTTGTACAGGAGCTTTAACTAAGAAACAGTCCTTCAAATAAAGTAAGAACCAATCTCTCTGGGTAATGTCACCAACACCATGTTGTGGGTTCACAACAGATATAGGGGACCCTGCTTCCTGTGTTGCAGTAGACCCCATCTGAATGAAATCAGAACTGGAGAGCAGTAAACCTGTACCTGTCAAACTCAACATAGGTTGAGGGCTACCTGCGGGACTCTCTAACCAGTTTTCAAAAGAAATACCGGAAGATAGAATTACTGGAAAATTTTCCCAAAAAGCCAGAAGTTGTGCCCACTCGTCGAACGAGGGCATATGAGGTGCTTCCCAAGAATGACCCGCAGAAGTTTCAGACTGAACTATAACAGAATACGTCCGAACCACAGCAAAAACCTCTGCATCCCCAACTATCAATGCTGAACCACTAAGTTCGGTAAAAGATGTTTCAGATAGGACATGAACGTAGGAGTGGAATGTTATATCCTCTACATACAAACCAGGCTTCACGATAACCCACACAGGGTTATTCAACGAAGGTATTGGGTCCATTGCTACAGCGTAATCTATAGCATCCTGGATAGTGCTGAAATCACCCACACCCTCCGTCGGGATATTGATTCCCGTCTGGGCTTCGGTAGTTGTAGTGGTCTGGTCAGTCCCTGGGAAATGAACATGTTTGGTCGGGTCATTAGCAGGGTTATCATCGATGTCCCCAGTCCCTGCACCTTCCCAACCTCGTGGCCTATTAGCATCAACATAAAGCTGACGGCCTGTAGTGGCATTTCTACGAGTGATGGCCAGAACTTTCTGAAGGTTATTGTTCAGGAAATCTGACCAACCTTGGGAAGTAGCATCCACAGGAACGGGACCATCCTGGTTGTAACGCTCCCCAGCAGCAATCAGGCTTAGATTAACGAACTTCGTCAATCCTCTGACACGTATAAACTGGGTGTCTTCACCTTCTACACCTTGGTTAACTGTCAACTGAACCAAATAGGCTCCGTCAAAGTCCGCGGTGAAACTTGTTGTCCGTGTATTAGCCGAAGTCAGAGCTGCTGTAGATTCAGTCCCACCAGAGGAAACTGGCTTGTAGGACAGAACCCAGTAGTAACTGGTCTGGTCAATGTTCGGGCATTCCAGGTTGATAACATCTCCTTTACGGAGAATATTCTCACTGGTATTGGTGAAGGGGCCTAATGTTGTGGCTCCTCGGACGACTGAATATCTGATATCTGCTGGCATGGTATCTCCTTAATCAAAACACCTCTGTAAGAGGATGAGTATCAACCGAAAACCACGTCACCTGATAAAAAAGACAGTGGCATCCTCACCCTCAACTCGTCGGGGTGTCTGCATTCCCAGTCTGTCAACCTCAACTTTATAAGCCTGAGACTCACCTGACTGAGACATTCTACGGTGTAAACGTAGGATACTCGGTGCTATTTTCACTTTAGTAGCTGGCCCTTCAGCAAACCCTACAGGTCCGCCAAAAGTCCCAACTAAAGTTTTTAAACGATAAGAACCAGAATTAGGTCCCGTGGTAAAAGTCAGAATTTCTCCCTCGGCTGCATTCTCCCACGATTGAAAGGGGTCTTCTAATATATCACCCATCACAGTGGCCGTTCCAGACAACCCTGTCGGTGAGGTCGTGTACGCTCGTGGTACGGCATCATCTCCAACTGGGAAGAATAAAACTTCTTCTACTCTGAAGTTCCCCGTGTAATCCTCCTCTACCTGGACAGGAATACCTTCTGCATCCCCAATGTGCTCAGAGTTTGGACCATCTAAGATTGTCAAGATGGCTCCAGGCTGGATGGATGTGAAATCTCGGGTAGCATCCGTAAACAATGCACGGTCTAAGAGAGTTTTACCCTCTGTCCCTGTCACATTTTTGGCACCTAGCCAGAACCTTCGGAAGTCCTGGTAATAATAGGTCGTGAACTCAGAAGACCATGTATCTGTGAACAGATGATTAAAGCTGTCGAAGAATAAGTGCCTGTAATCATAGAGAGTATGGCCAGGCTTCAAAGCCCGCAAAACAATCTGGATGTTTCTGGCCAGATTGAAAGGTTCTTCTGTAGGGAATCGGTTGAGGACAACTTCCTCCCCATCAATCTCCACTGTCCCTGCTTCTTCACTGATGTTGATTTCAAATGTGAACTGGTCATCAACACCCCAAGCTGACGTACCCTTCAGTTTCCGAGCTTCTACACCCCGCTCGATAACCTCAACGGTGGCATCGGTCAGCAGTTCTATTCCGTCCTTAATCACAGAGGGTTTGGCTCCTTGAAGGAGCAGGAGAACCATTCGTTGAAGGAAGTCACGATAGGTTAAATCACCCTCAAGGTCTGGCCAGCCATCTGTCTTGGCATCGGGGAACACCAATGAACCCACAATCTGCCAGAGGAACTCTGGTCGGGTGTAGTCGGTGAAAGCATCAGCCATTGTTTCCTGGGCTGTAATCTGAATGTTGGCAATTTCCTCAGCAGCTGCCTGGAACTGGAGATTATAGAATGGTCCTGATACCTGAGACACGTAGTTACTCGGCAACACTTTCATGAAGGCCGACATAATCCGGTCTACCTGGCTACGGACAGCATTCTTCCTATTCTGACTATCTCCCAGAGGTGAAGGATTCTGAGGGATAGATGATGGAAATAGATTTTTATCTTGTGGTTGGTCTGCCATCAACTACTCCGTCTTCCACCACTAACTAAGGATGAGAAATCAGGGTCTTCATCATACGTGAAGTCCAAATCACCCAACTGTAAATATTGAATCGGGTCCGGGTTAATATTCTTCACACCTGTGTCACCAGACACAACGTATGTTACCTGGTAAACCTGATCTAAAGGAGTATCCGCTGTCGGCAATGCCACGAGAACTCGGTTGGCTGTAATTTCTACTCTGTGTTCAACGAGTTCAGCATCAGAAGCAAACGGATACATGGTTTTCAGAGTAGCATCATCACTATACCCTGGGATGGTCATCCCCTCATTTCCAATGATGTAAGCCCCGTTTTCTGTTCGGTTCAGAGGAACTCCGTGAGAGTCGGGAGTTGTATCGTAGGTTTCCAGCAAAGTGTAGCCCTGGTACACTCCCTTTGTCTCATTAAATTCACCACCGCCGTTGGCAGTTCCTGATTCCAATTGGTTCTTCAAAATGTAAATACCCACCAAGTCTGTGGACCATTCAGTGATTTCCTCATAGTCTATCTCGGTGTCTGTCAGAACACGTTCCAGGAGAGCCTGAGAGCCGTCTGTACGCGTCATCTTCGTCAGAGGTACAACGACATAGGAAACAGCCTCGACAAGCTCTAGGGCTCCAAGTACGTCAGATTGCCGTACAGGAGTTCCCAGGTTGAAAGTCCCAAACAACCGAGCTAATTCCGTCCGAACATCACTATCCACTACATAAACGCTGTTGTTCTTCTTGGTCACGATGGTAGCTGTGATATCTACACCAATCGGGAGGGAATCTTTGGCCAATACATCGGCCATGATGTTCCGAGTATCATCTAAATCTTCTTGGGTTGTCCCAATCAAAGAGTTGACTTGGTAGGTCACGACAAAGTTCTCATCGTGGCTATAATCCACGGCCACTTCCTGACCCTCAACCATTCGGCTTAGGGAGGTGGGCAGAATTCCCAGAGGGTAATCCCCTACTTCATCCACAAATGTGAAGTCAGGCTCCACGTCAGGATGATATGGGCCGTAATATTCGATGGTTCTCTCTACATTGTACACCCGAACAGTGATGGGATTGATTCCCAAGTTATCCAGGTATTCAGTACTTTCCAAAAGCACATGCCGTTCATCCGACACTTCAATAGGCTCACCTGAAGGAATCTGAATGTAATCCCCAACAGGCTGCACAACCTGCAAATAATCCCCGGACTCAGTAGAACGTCCCAGGTCTAAAGGCTGGCTGCCTGCAAACAATTTGAAATAGCCCTCGTCCACATTCTGGGTTGTCCCGACCAAACTGGTCACTGACCGTACAGGCTGACGTTGGAACACATACTTGTTACTGGTTCGGTAACGGTAAGACCCACGGAACACATCTGTCAGGGCAATGTTGGTCGGGTCATTGAGAGCAGAGGATAATTGTATGGTATCAAACGTCAGAACTTCAACGTCGGTCAAATCAAATACTTTGCCCGTTGTGTCATCCGTGAACATGAAGCCCCAGGCTTCGTTATCCAACATCTCCATAATAGGATTATCTATGGAAAGATTGGCATTAACAGCTCTGAACTTGAGGTCTTGAATGGCACCAACCGGTTCAAACTGGCCACTGTCCACAATCTCGAAAGAGAATGCAAAGCTATCCTGGATGGAAGCCAGGTTTTCACCCCGTACCCACACATCCACTTTACCACCTGTGTGTTGGTTGGTTTCAGGGTTGATATCTCGAAGCATCAGAGAATGGCCAGCATCTACCACGGTAGACTCTTGCACCCCACTGATGTTATTTGTGGTCTGCACGTATCCACGGTAAGTTCCCGTATCTACACCTGATAATGCTCCGTCGGCCCGAGTGGCCAACTGACGGTTAGTTTCAAGGTCACGTCCACCATAGGTTGGAACATCGTTATAACAGAGAACACCCTGTGGGCCACTCTGGAATGCACGAATCTGCCCACCAGCTACATTGCCAGCACCCCCAGGATTCACAGCCTGGACGTATAATCTGGTGAAGTATCGGCCAGTAACTGGGTCGTATGAAGACCCAATCCCAGTCGAAGTGATGTAACCACTGGAAGTTGTTCTGAATTGCTGACTGCCTGCATAGGCAATTGTCCCCAGAGGGATGAAGATTGAAGTCACTGGCTTAGTTGTAACGTAAGCTACAACCTCACCACGAGAACGACGCCCAATGTTTCGGACGACTCCTCTCTGAGAGGCCAGTTTATCGAAAGCATTGTCAATCATATTCTGCACATCGGTATTGGATTGCAGATAGAAAGCCTGCTTCAAAGCTAATTTGAACGGTGAGTTGTTCACCGTGATAGATTGACCTGTGTTGTTCGGGTCATCAACGTCTAACAGTGTCGAGAATGCCTGGCAAGTTTGGACGAAGTTCAAGATGAAACGAATACGTTCAGCTTCACTGGAGAACGGGTCCACGAAAGTATCACGAATCATTGAGCCTGGTTTAATATCCAGCTCAGGGTGTGACCTGAAAATGGACAAGGACACGTCTTTGACAATCTGCTGCCTGGATACTGTTGGTAATGCCGATACCAGAGGCGACACGATGATTGGGGTTGCCCCGACTTCAGGAGAGTAAGAAGATTCGTACTCTTTCCCGTCAATTATATACAGTGCGGTCACCACATAATATAGAGGGTCTGTGTCCAGCATGGCTGAGAATTCTGAGTGTGGGACTGCTGGGTATGCTTCTGTTAGGCTGGCCGTAGCTTTACGGTTATGAATGAACGAGAATCTATTCAACTCCTGCACTCCATCGAGTACGATGTTGGCTCGGAATTGAGTGGTGGTATCAGATATACTGATACGTTGGTTCAAATCAGTCTGGAAAACTACTCCAGTTCGGTCTTCCTGAGTGCTGAGCATATGAATGTATTGAGGTTCGGAAGCCAGACTGCCATCATCGGTCCGGACCACGTTAGCATCCATGTCCAATTCCCCAAGAGGGGTGATTTTCTCATAGACTTCCCCAGAAATCACAGGGCCTATTGAAATCCGTTTGTATCCTGTGGCACCACCTCCAGCTTCTATTGAAGCATAGAACTGGTAACCTGTGACGTTGGCATCTTCAAGGCCATCCACGTAAACTTGAACTTTGTTATCCAGACGTTCTACATAGATACCACTGGGAGCAATGACTCCAGCCTTGACATCTCGTTCCAAGGAAAGATTTGCCTGGATGGTTCCTATTGGAGAGGTATCACCATTGGACATAACTGCCCGAACAGAAATAATGTTTTCCCCCGGAAGAAGCTGTAAGCCGTCAGGAAATGCTGCGGAGTTCGGGACTGTGAAAGTTGTTCCCTCAAATGAAATCAAGTCCGGGTCAGACGAGAAGGCTCCGTTTCTCAGAGAAACTTGCACATCTACAGTGTCTGCATCAACAGTCCCATTGAATACACGAAACGATAAGTCCGTCGAAAATATATATTCCGAGCGGAGTACGTTGTCAGGTCCATAAAATTTAGGTGTTCTTGTATCTTCTGTCGTCATATTATCACTCCGTAGGAACACCGTTAAGGTTCAGTTGATTAGGAAACACTCTATCATCACCCAACCCTACTGATTCGGTTCCCAGCATGAGTCCATTGGACCCCATCAAAGCCACTGCCGAAGGAGCCGTAAATACAATGCTCAAAGTTACAGGGTCGCCCGAGGCACTCCGAACTGTCACATCAATCAGGAACGTCGTCTGGTCCTGCTTATGAGGGACAACCTGGACATTCAAAATCGAATAAAGCTGTTCTTTCAGAGACACGGGTTGGTATTTCCCCTGCTCTACCTGCTGGGACTGGTAACGAGCCAGAGCATTCCGAACATCTTCACTAATCAACATAGACACCCCAGACACGGCCTTCGTTCCAATTCGGCTCATAATCTTGGTTCCATACCACGTATGATAAGGATTACTACCTATATCAGTCAGGAGCATCTTCAAACACGCCTGGTACAGTAAGTTCTCGTTTTCAATCATGATTGACTGGCCATCAATCCCATATCTATAATCGTTTTCCACGTAAGAACCACCACATCGAAGGCATCTCTCTGGGATAACCGTGTAGGATACCTTGAACAGAGGATTTCCCCTCACAGGGTAATCAAATACTGGGAAACGGTTTACTAAATCGTCAGGACGAGTTGAAAGATTCCAGCTCGGATACAACTGCAACCCTCTGGCACCACGTTGATTCGAGGCCCCTTTGTTGCATTCTGCCGAACCGAAACCAAGGGATTCCGCAGCTTTACCTCTAACTTTTACATAGGAGTCAGGGCCGACGACTAAACCGTCAGAAAAGACCAGGTGGCCGTTAATATTCTCAGCCACGGCACTATTGAATTGCTGTCTTTGGAGTTCCTGGATAACCTGGTCTGTAGTCAGCCGAGTAATACCCGTAACTCCAAAAGAAACAGTTGAAGTTCCTGCTGAGGTTTCAACTATCAGAGTGTCATCCCCTTCAGTCAGGTCGAAGGGACCAGAAGTAGAACCGTAAAGTTGGGCAGGAGAATACAAACCACCGAGCGGAACAAACAGCTCATCATTAACCATCACTCGGACGGTCTTAGACCCCGCTATAGGTTGTCTGGTAAGCAATGAACGCCGGTCATCACCAAGAAGAACTCCTTCTTCGATTGTTCGGTGGTCACATGGCCATGCTATTTGAAATTCTCTTGACATTCAACGGACTCCTCCTATGGTCTACTGGTAGGTTTTTATAGGCACTGCACCGAGTCAGCATCCCATTTCGAACCGATTCATCTCTGAGGCCACATCCTTAAATGTGAACCCATATAGAGGAACCAGAGGATTCGGAGCAAAAGAAGACACCAAACCTGTCTCATCCGTCTGATAAATCAGTTGATACATTTCCTGAACCACATTTTGAACCAGAAGGCTGGAGTCAAATCGGCCTTCATCAGGCTCAGGAACTCCAGCAACTACACCACCGAAAGCAGTGACGAGAACTTCATCACGTTCCTTAATCAACTGCTCACGTAAATCACACTGTTTGATAACCCTCCACTCCATATCCTGGAGACGTTCTTTAATTTCTTTATTTGCCCATTTACGAACCAAGTCCATTCCTGTGAGGACAGTATCAGCATCAAAACTTCCCTGGGAAGTACGTCCTCCCTGTCGGGCTGCATAATACCTGTCGGTCTTCATCCAACCACCCATCGAGGGACCATAACCAGAGTCAACACTATCTGTCCCATCTTCATTCTTCAACATGACGGGCTGTTTGTCTTCGTTATCATCTACCGACTGTGGAGCAACCACACCACCGTGAGGATAACCTTCTTGGGGGTGCATGAACGGGGAGATGTCGAAAGGATTACCTCCGTTGGCCACATAAGCCTGCATCAACCGCCCAACATTTGAATCAGCCGTAACTGAGATGGCTGTCCTGGTTTCTGTCAGCTCTCCTTCTTCCGAAGTTGAAGCTGCATACTCAACAGACACATGACCAATACGGTCAATCTCAGCATTGATAGTATCAATACGTGCCCCGATTTCTTTTCGGTTTCGAAGAAGCCAACTGGTAGTTGCTCTGAAATAACCAACTGGCCACGATACCATTTTATCAAAAGAACTCATGGAAACCTCCTATAATACGTCAGGTGGGTCATCCTGAGATTCGTCAGGTGCCCCTGGTAAACCTTCTAACGGGATTCCTGCTGGTGGGTCAGTCCCACCCAAGGAACCGTCAGGCTCACCATCTTGTTTTTGGAATATCATCAATAATAAATCGTAAACAAACGATGGCATGAATGGAACTACCAAAGCAACCCCAGCCCCATAAGCCAGGGGTCCATCATTCGGTTTGTACTGAGAACCCGTCAAGTCAGACACTAAGCCGTCTGTTCCGTTCGAGATACACATCAAAGCTGAACATGCAGGCACCTGGAATAAGTGACCCAGGAGGGACTGGATGAGAGCATTGATACGACGAATCAGTTGCTGAATCTCGATGATACGAGCTTCTAACCATTCGATATACTTAACGATTGTGTCTACGATGGACTGGATGGCATCTTTGATAGCTTCAACCCAGTTACGGATTGTTTCAAGGAAATCATCAATGCCTGGCATTACATCCAAGAATCGAATTGCAATCCATGCTCCATCATCATTTCGTTTCCAAAGGTTGCCTGCTAAGCCCAAAGCAATCTTGGCTTCTTGGATAAGCTGGCCACCTTCATATTCTACCAGGAGTTTTCGAGCAAAGACTATCTTAGAAGCCTTGGCAGCATCTCCACTGGACGTGCCAGCAATAACTCGGTTAATGCCCTCAACATCTGTGAACACGACGGGAGAACGGTCACCAGAGCCTTCTTTGTGGCCTTTCTTCATAGCCTCCATCGTCTTATAGTTCTCATCAGAAACTTTGACAACATTATCATCATCAATAGGGCTGGCTTCATATATGGCACGGTAATTCTCTGGGAGTGTTGTTATGTACTCAGCCAGTTCAGATGCTGGAAGTTCCCGTTTCAATACTACGTCAGGATCACCTGTAGAGGCTTCAAACATCTGTGGGGTACGGCCTGTAATCAAACCATCTTTCATGAGAGCATCATCAGCTTTGATACCAATACTCCACGGATTAACAGCCAGCCCAGACGTGGTATCTTTACCTGCATCATTAGTGAGGGCTTCTAATAAAGTGGCCTCTTTGAAATCATCTGTGAAGTCACTGTTCGGGAACAAACCAGAAGCATCTAAAATCTCTCCCCATTTCACACTGCGGAGTTTCTCGGTACTCTCGGTCACGAACTTCTCAATCTCAGACATCGGCCCAGTCTTAGCATATAAATCCTGGGTAAACTTCCGCACTCGTCTATCTAAGGAGACTCTGAAATCTACTGGGAGGGAATCATTTCGTTTCCACTGCTGGCTTGGACCATGCACACCGTCGTACATCACTCGAAGAAGTTGTTTCAGGGATTCTAATCCACACTTCTCATCTGCCGTCCCTTCAACAATAAATTGGCCACCATCTATTTTGGTCATCTGCTGAGGTGTCAGGAGCTGTACCAATTCATCTTTTGTTACCAAATCTGGCCGACACAGGAACAAGACAACCAGAGCTGATTGAACCGCCTGGAAATATGTAGCCGTGTGTGCCGTAGGGAAAGTCACCCGTTGTGGCCTAGACCATTGGCCAATGTCTGAAATGTCCCCACTTATTGGAGGAACAACTACATAACCAGGTGCTGCCATCATTGAGGTGACTTTAGATTCACCAAAATCGTACTTGAATCCACCTATATTATTTACAGGAAGGGCTGCTTTATTTACAGCAGCTATTCGAACATGAACTGTCCCAGCCCTCTGTAGACTGTCGAGGTCTATTTCAGACTTCCCATCCTCCTGAACAACAATATCAGCATCTAAAGGCATGTCATCCAGATTCATATTGAATGTGTATTCTCCAGTGAAAGACTGGAAGGCCACCTGAGTCTGGTCCATCCAGAATGTTTTCTGGAAAATACCACCAGCCATGTCATCGAGAGGTATTGGAGCATTGTCTGCGGGGTTAGAGAATCCGTAAATTCGAGTCTTACCTGTTACAGGACCATTATTAGCTGTCCCGTTATTGTAGCCCAACTCCTTGGGTAATATCACCATACCTTTAGTATCAGAAGTGGAAGAAGCTGTGCCTCCATACATAACGACAGGTTTGCCATCAGTCCCACGTACAACCCCGTAATCCCGAGGCTGAACCATTGTCTTTGGGTTCTTCATATTAGGTTCGGTCGTCGTATTCAACCGAGGTTTATCATATTTCACATTTATCCCATCAGGATAAGTGGACACGGTAATGACGAACCCATCTGGGCCGAGCATATTCGGTGGGAATGGATCGAAAGGACTATTCTTATTAGGGGTTTGAGTCTTGAACCTCACCTGAGCAACCTGGGGAACCTGTCCCGAGAGTCCAGACTTGGCCATATCATCAAACGTATCACCCAGAGACTTCGGGTTCAAAAGATTGATGGTATCCAAACCATATCTAACATCAGTAATCTGCACTGAAGGAAGTGTATTGGCCAACCAATCCTGTTTGAAGAATCCAATCAGCCTCATGACAAATGCAATCAACCGTTGAATGTCAGAGATATCTACCGAGAGGTAGAAAAACAATCCGAACACTTTCATATTGCCTGTAACATCTGGACGAGTTGGGTCAGTTCTGTCCGTCAGCCGAGTCATCATCCGACGTTCATATTCGTTGTAACCCCCACGAAGTTCTTCGAAAGGATAGTCAAATAGTTTCCAGTCACCAGTGATATAGATACCCATCTGACGGATATCTTGTATGAGAGCATTTAGCTCATCAATAATCTTTTGAATAAGTGCCAAAATCGGGTCAATGAATGCCGTCAGGAATGCCTTAACCAACTGGAGAGCTGCTAGCACGATGTCTAACATCGTAACCAGGAACTCTGCCACACTGTTGATAGCATCTCTGGTGGATTCCAGAAAATCTGGAACTTCAATTGTAAGGGTTCCCCATTGGGGTGCATCAGCCATTAAACGCCTCCCCCGTGTTTGAGCCGTTCTACTTGCTCTTTAAGTGTCAATACCTTTTTACGGTCCTGTTCTACTATACCCTCGAACATGTCTCTCATCTTGGTCAGTAGCCGACGTTGTTCCTCTAAAGCAACAGGCTTCACCATCTTTTCTTCGACATTCACCCATCGTTCAGGGTCCACACCAGCCTTTTTCAGTTCTTCTACCAGTTGCTCAGGGGTCATGTTTCTCATGTTATTTTCTCCAAGGACTCCTGCTTCAAGAGAAGTTGAAGCTGCTGGGAACGACGCTCGACATATTCTGTGTCAAACCGTCTGATAGCAGCCAAGGAACCCAGAAGTTTGTGAGTTCTATAAGCCAACCACACATACCGAATCGGTCGGAATCTGTCACGTTGGTCAAGAGCATCGTCTATCCTATCTGGAAGCACTGGACGAACACCCTCTCCTGTACTGTCATTATAGGCAGTATAAGGCTGGTCAACTCCAGCTTCAACCTGTCTCATCCCGAAAGGATTGTTATCTATAGCACGGGCCGGAGCCAATGAATCTAACCTGGTGTCCATCACCCAGAACCTACGGTCCAGGATTGAGAGACATGAAGCATTGTTCAAGAATGGGGACACGTCAGTTCTACCCAGAACGGACAGCAAGAAGGCATTTGATAACAAGCCCATGCCATCCTCAGCATTTGTAACTGAACCCAAGTCCTCGATGTGGTTAAACTTCTGGAACGTCCAGTAATCCCCACTTTTACCTTCGAATCCTCGTCCAATCAGTTCAATGAGAGACAAGAGCCGTTCCCTCATCATCAGAACCAAATCAATGGTTTCGTCAGAGAACAATTTAGAAGGCCGAATAACTCGGTACGAGAAGGGTCGGATAGAATTGAAGTTCAGCGGGTAGTTGAACTTATCACCCACCCGTTTCTTAGTCGGACGTAAATCCATCTGCCCTTCAGCAAGGTTCGAAGTTATTGGTGACTGATGCACGGTCGGGTAAATAGCATAAGCCCGTTCCGTATCCGTAGAGTCAAACACCACATCCTCATCTCTGGCTCCTGAGAATGTTGAAATCCCTGTCAGTTCAAGGAATGGGTCAGCTCCTGAGTCGTCTATACCAGTAACTCTGTAGTAACCACGGTTATCATCACGAGAGTCAGGGTTCCCTGCAATGTACTGGGAAGTTGGAGGGTCAGTAATTGGTGCCCCATCTTTCCAACCTACTCGGCCATCTACACCCATATCTCCAATGGGACGCATACCACGTTCCTGGATGGCTGGGCTTCCCGACCTCTGAGGAACTTTCCCTAACGGGTCTACAATTACAATGTCCCCTTTACGAACACCTAAGTTCCCGAAAGTTGCAGCACTACTGCCACCATCTACATTGAGGTCATCATACAGTTTGTTGGCATCAGCATCCCAATCTCCTGTGGACTCGGGAACATACCCACCTTTTTCATCAGTGTTTATATCTCCCCAGGTAGCATCTGTCCGAAGGACTTCCTTATCTACAACCAATTCAAATAGTTCTTCCACAGACTGTTCGATAGGAACGGGAGCTTTGTTCAGATAGATTTCAAATCTCATCCCACCATCATCTGTTAACTCAGTTGGTGTTTTTGTCACCAATCCGGGGGCAGCCAACTGAATGGTTCCTGCACCTACGATACGTTCGATACGAGCTTCTTCTAGTACCTCTCCGTCCTCATCCAGAAGACGGAACATATCTCCAGCATTAACATTGACATCTTCATTCGGAGTCAAGTATGCAGTCAGGTAAGGTCCGAGGTTTGTACCGGTATATTCCATCCCATCGTTCCAAACATCTGGAGTTTTCGGTTGGCCTGAGACATGAGGAGTTGGGTCGTAATCCATTGTGAAATCAATAGCTTCCACGATTCCCCGTTGCCCTGTTGTCAGGGGGTCACTGGTATAGTCTGTAATCCTGCCACGTCGTATTTCGTAAACGAATCGGAGAGGTGTCAGCTTCAGGTTGACATCCTGGATATTATGGAAACGACGTATCCGTCGAACTTCAAACTCCACTGCCGACGGTGTTGTGTGAACAGGAGGTGTTCCCGCAAAGTCCCCGTAGGAATCAGAGCTTCTTGCACCAATCTCTCTATCGGGGTCTGCCAAAGGTTGTGGGTCAGGGAGAATCTGATTGGAATCAACCACTCTCGGATGGTCTTCAATCAAACCCAAAGCTGATCGAGGAACAGAAGGCTCCAAGTAAACACCTGAAAAAGCTAAATGTCCAGGAGTTGTAGGAACTACAGTAGGAACACCCAAGGTCAGATGAGACGAAGGTAGCAGGCAATTGGCAAAATAATCCCAAGCTACTGAATTCCCCATAGAAGTGGTAGGAAGGTCTGCTGTTTCCCAATCTGCATCTAAAATGCTATTGATGAGAACACCTACCACAAAATTATAAACAGGTGTTTCTCTATCGTCATAGAAATCATTACTGGCCATAGGTTCGTAAACTGCTGGGTAAATGAGTCCGGGTGCAAAACCTGTTGGGGTGTTGATGAAGTCGGCAATCCCATACTGCTGGGCTGTCGTATCAGTTAATCGACTATCAATGTTCAGATGTAAGAAACCATTAGCTGTTACACCTGGAGCAGCAGGGTCATCATAACCAACCACATTATTTATAGGCAAGCCGTCCTTCTCACCAGAAACATTAACTGGCCAGGCTTTCATCCCAGACACCTGATAAGAATCATCAAGGAGAGCTGTTCTTTCAGCTTCTGTTGTTATAACTGCATAATCAGAGTCACCAGGTACTGCTACTATCTTACCGCCGGCATAGGCAGCTTCCGTGGATGTAGCTACAGGAGGAAGTGTTAAAGTACATTCACCAGTGACACCATCAATGGCCAGAGCTGTATACTTGAGCCGTATGATAGATTCTTTGTATGTTGTAGCTGCAACATCATATTCTTCAGGAGTCCCACCAGGGTCTACGGTGGCCAAAGCATCCACATTACGGATGATGTAAATAAATGTGGTACCTGCTATAGGGTCAGGGAAACCAGACTCCCATCCTATAGGATAACCAGCCACAGTGTTGCCTGCTTCAATTGCTCGTATCCAAGCCGGGTCGGTGAGGACTAACTCACGAGTTCCTTCATCATAACTGACGATTGTTGGGAAATGTACGGGGCACCAGTCTTTTTCACTCCCTGCTATAGAAACAGGAGCTGATTCCCACCACTCCTCAGCAGGAGAACCTACAGGGTCATGTTGTGGGATAGAATGTCGAACCAGATACGTTCCAGCTTTGGTAGTTGCCTCCCCATTCGGGTCTTGTTTAATGACCAGGATATCCCCAGATTCAATCTGAGCCATCCCATCAAGTGGAGCTGTTGGGTCTGTGATAATGGTTGAAGCTACTCGGTTATCATAGAGTGTTGCATCCAAGGGGGTTAAACCCGAGTCGAATTTACTCTCCATCACCCCAGTCCCTTTACAGATACTGCCATAACTTGGCACCGTGGTCTGGTCGTTTGAAGCAGCTCCTGAGAACGTAGCTTCATTGCCGAGGATAGGAGTGTTCTCATAACCTTCGAATCCATGCACAACCAGAGAACCAGAGGTAGCAACCACTCCGCCTCGTGGGAGGAATGTAAATGGTACTGGCTGGCCTGCACTCTCCCCATTACAGAACGTATTGATGGTTGAAGCATAAGTCGGGAGCACTGAATCATGCCCTACGGTCACTTCGTAAATGGCCAGTCGTGTTTCCAATTCAGTTGCGGGGTTCAAAGCATGAACTGCTCCACGTTCACGAGCCAAATCGAAATCAATGTTTTCATTGAACGTCAATCGGTCAGAACTAATATAAGCTGTCGTGGATTCACCCAGAGAACTCGGAATGTTGTATGTGTCAATATCAAACACGAAGTCCATGCCGTAGTCTGCGGAGGTGTAAAGGCTTCCTCCAAAATCTCTCACTTCGTAAGGAATAAACCAACCAGGGTGAGCCAAAGGTGCTACTGGAGGATTCGGCAAATCCCAAATCAAATCCATCACAGCAGGAGTAAGGCTTGTACATGTCAGCAGGATGTATCGGGTGTTGCCTGCAAGGTAGTCTGCTGGGTCCATACCTGGAAGTGCCGCAATTACTGCACCATCTACCCCAAACTGAGCGTTCGTCAGAGTAGGCATCAGGAGTGAGGCTGCTGTGTAATTTGTGACTCTCAGACCGGTGCTTTGCTGAATATCCAAAGCCAGTAATTCAGAACCAAATGGTGGGGCAGGTATTCCACCCGGACCGATGATAGCATCTCCATCATCATGTGAGATGAGCTTAATACTGATGTAATTGTCAGGGGATGCTGCATATATGGCATCCAGCCCACTCATATCAATGTTCATACCTGTGAAGTCCAACACTATGTATCCTGTGACATCATAAGTACGGAGCTTCACTCCATAGAACTGGCCAGAAGGAGCTTCACTCACCATTGCATTTTCAATTTTATATCGAATCGGTGAACCCTGTTTAGTCTGAGTGATAAACCGTGGAGGTTCAATGATTGAACCCCAGCCACTCGTCGGGTCACCAGTTCCTAAATTCCAAGCCCCGTCTCTATTACGGATACGGCCAACGGATTGAATTCCCATCGGCCCCTCTGTCAAAAGACTCGACTGGACAAATGGGCTAGTAGCTTCAACCTGAGTGAACAGTAAATCATATTCATCCAAGTCGGCTGTCCCAGGTTCTTCCGAGGACACTGTTGCTTTAGGCTGCACGTCTGTGGCCGTCAACAAAGATGCAGGCTCAGTCAACGGAATGAAAGCAGATTGAGCTGGGTCAGAGGGGATTGTCATCACACACCCGTCATTCCCTAACCATTCATCAGGGTAAACACCCCAAGCTAATGGCACATGGCTATCTACTTTCAGGATATCTGCCAGGATAATCCCTTCATTGAATCTATCCAGCTCTGTGTTGGTCACCCGTAGGAACGGTACATGGTAATCACCCGCATCATCCTGGGGTAATCCTTCCAAAGCAGGGATTAAGAGAGGGTTCTGACCCTCATAGTAGAATTCTACAGACCCTTCCAAACACGTTAGAGGTGGTGGAGGGTTCTGGCCAACGATTTCTTTTAAAGCCCAGAATGCAGGGTCATCTTTTGAAGGTAATGTGACATCCAGTAACTGCCCATCTTGAGCATGTTGGATATCAAAACCTGCACGGTAAGTACTGGAGTTATTGGCCAGCAGTTCCATATCCTCAGTCGTCGGAGGATTACTTATATCGGCAGTACCCGAAATTGGCACTGACTGAACTGTGTCACCCTGTTCCAGATAACCCTCAGCTACAACACCAGTAGTCGGAGAAGTTCCAACCAGCACGTTGTTCGGGTCTTCAATGAGGTCACCATTAGCATCCTGGAATGTGAGAACACAACTGTACAGGATTTCATTGACGAACAAACCTGTCAGAGCGTTAATAACGCTTCCTGACTCTTTGGTTAACGAACCACAGTAAGCCTCAGCTATCCGACCATTAGGTTTCCCCCAACCAAGCTGCTCTCCAATAATGAATGGAGGAACTGCCATCTCTGGGTCACCTGTATCTAAATCAGGGAACTCCCCGTTATTATTAAGGAATTGAGACTTATCAGGATAACCTGTTTCAGGGTCTATCGGAAATTCTCGAAGCCATCCCTGGGTTGCAATTACACACGGTACTTCGATAGCTGGAGAGGGACTTCCACTGACCAGCCCGAAGGAACCTTCAGGGATACCATACGGGTAATACTGCCAGATTCTGGCTCTTGCCATCCTCTTATTCAGGAACAATGAACGGATTTCACCGATGTCCCCCAGTACGGGATTGGCTACCTGCCCGATGGTCATCTGAGTTGTTCGGCGGTAGGCATCTTCGGAATCATAACGGCCTGCTGAATACCAACCTGGTTCCCCAGCATCTAAATTAGATTCGATACCTGGATTGGTACGAAGGAATGTCTTCGTCCATCGAGGGAATATACGGGAGAACTTGTGGTTCTGGTACATCCAATTGAACTGGCCATTCAGGATGAAATAATAGAAGGGCCATCCTGATTTACGTTTGAAACCCGCCCAGAAATTTGTCAGGACAATATCGTCCACTTCATTGGTAACAATATCTTTCTGACTATCCATCATCAAGTTCAGAGTATCGATGTCAGGAACATCACCATGAAGTTTGGAGTCCTCAATGTAGAAGGTTTTCAGAGGATTTACTAGTTTATCAAAAGGTTGAACGTAAACATACCCTGATGCAGCAGAAGAGAAAACATCTGTCCAAACATTCCGAGGGGTCAAGTCCCCTGTGATTTCATCTTCATATCCTGGGGTAGGCCATTCTTTACCACGGCCAATCCAGAACTTAAACTTACCATCCCTATCACCCACGATATCACCGGTGATACTTTCCAGTACCTGCTCAAAAGAATTAGTGGCCACATTGTAGAAATCCATGAAGGTTCGGGCTACCCTGTCTTTATTAGTCAGGTGTCGTCGTTCAGTCTTCAGACCAGTTCGGCCAAAGTCCCAGTTATCTTGTCCACCTGAAGGCTTCGGTGCTCCACTGGCAGGTTGCTGACTGGAGATTTCCTCGATGACTTCCGTTGTGACTTCCACCAGGAACTGTGACATAGGAACGATACGGAAATAGAAAGTGTCAGGGCTTCTGAACGTGTATGTTCCACGGAGAGTAGCACCCAACAAATCATTCTCTTTGCTCGGGGTGATAGAGTTCAGATAACTGGCCGAATATGTCGGTCGGACGATAGCCCCGTTCTCCATGTAAGGAGCCAGTTGTCGGAGTCTCACAAAGGACATGGCCAGAGATTCAGGAGCATTCAATGGTTCCTGAATCGGTTCCAAGAGAGTGACTTTACCAGACCCTAAATCAAATGTATAGTCAACGGTGTTCACCAGGGTTTTACCTGGGAGTTCATTGTCACCATCCATCAGTCCATACTGCACCAATTCGTAACCTTCTTCAGGTACAAAAGCTCCAACCCCTAGTAAATCCGTCACGTTAGGAGGATACACAGGACGGTAAGTGAGCCGTACAGTTGGCTCGTCAGCCATTTCAAATGCCTGGCGGATACCAGAAGCAATCGAAACCACTGAACGTGAACCATCATCAGACAATGCTGCTCTAGCAATAGTGTAAGGAACACCACCGAATTCGATGATGTGACCAGGCACAGCCAAGAATAGCAGGTTGCCAGTGAACACGATGTCTGTCTGCCCACGATTCATAGGCTCAAACGGGAATTCTGTGAGGTCCAACTCATACATCAGACCAGGGGAAGCCGAGGTGTTTACCTCATGAGCTGTTCCATCTGGCCCAATCACATTTCCTTTGGGGTCTACTACTGGAGTGATAGGCATCTGAGTCTGGAGAGCCAGGATGTCTCGAGCTGGTGCTCGGGTACCGACTTCCTGAGTCGTCTGTGGGAAGATATAAACAGCGGTGATGTCCCCAGTTTCATTCCCCTCGTTATCTGTGCCTGCTTCGTAATATTTGGCACCTTTGACGTAGAAATTCTCTTTTCCGAACCGAAGCAACTGGCCAGCTACGAACTCATCTGCTCTATCACCACGAATACCGAACCGGTTCTGATTGGCAGTGATGTAGAATGGAGGACGATAGACTGGTTTCGTGCTGGTTTCATATGCCCGCTCTCCACCTTGGGACTCAGCAACAGCATATGTGATTTTCACATCTACCCCCTCCGTCACGTCATACGTGATGAAGGTAAGTTGGCCACGGCCATCAGGAAGATAATTAACCACACAGTTCGTTTCATTATAGTTCTGTTGAGCTGCCCGAATGTAAATAATCGGGTCAATGTCCTCATAGACTGTGTTCTGATCAATGTTGAATGTGAAAACTCGGTTGCTTTCACGGACTGCAACTTCATCTCGGATGAACACAGGTAAAAATTCTGTAATCTGACGAGTTTCTGTCAGCCCTGTCGGTTCCCCGTCCAGGGAAAGCACAGGATATTGTAACTTCCGGCCTTCGAGGTCTGCTCCGTAATACTCCATCTCGACCAACACACCCTTCGGGAGAGGTCGGAGGAAAGCACAGCTTCCACTCATAGGTTGGACCGATAAATCTTTCTTAGTATCCATCTGCTCGACAAAATAAGCACGTTCTCCAGTAAATGCCACCATATCGGTGTCAGAGAGGTTAACCTCACCTGTCCACGGACTCAATTCTGCCTGGAGTTCTTCCATATCAGATGGATCGAGGAACTCGTCTTTCACCAGTACATGACTCTCAGCATAAGTGGCCAGAACACTGGAACCAAACTTCAACATCCCTTTCGGGAATTCTGGGTCTGTGTCTACTGTCAAATACTCCACAGAAGCTCCAGGGTCGCTGCTGAAGGACGTTACACCCTCTAAGAGGTATGTTGAGTCACCATGACTGTAAACAACCGTCCCAATCTGAATGCTGAAAGCCTCAGATGTGAATCGGAGGTCTGTCACACCAGAAATGACTCTGGCACCATTCTCGATAACTCCAATATCTAATTTTGTCAGCCAGGTTAAACTAACAGTGTTCTCCGCGGTCAGAGGTTCAGGTTTGTATCGGAGGTTGATTGGACGATCACTAGACAAGGCTCCTTCAACATTGGCAACCAATCGGCCAGTATCCTGTACCGAAGAATCTTCGGGAACGAGGCCGAGATATGACAAAACCCGAACTTTGAACGGTTCTTCTGACAACGGGCTGAATTCTTTGTACAGCATGTCAGCTACAATCATCGGGTCATACACATCTCTGGAGTAACCTTCAAACAATTCCCATGTTACGGGAAGTTCAGAAGTCCAGAGGAATGCTGGTGACACGGTAAGAGTGTTATCAGAGTCCACACTCTCAACGGTATAGGAACCTTCTGCATCACCTGTCGTTAATTTCAAACGGTAACCAGGCAACACTGGGCTGTCCAGGTCATTGAAATCGGTAGTCAGGCTCGTGTCAGTGAATGTAGTTGAATCCTCAACGAACTCTCCCTGAGCTCCGAAAGATATCCGTCTTCCGAACCGATGTATAAGAGTTGCATTTCCAGGGGAACCATCGAACGGGAGGATGTAATCATCATCCTGGTCTTGAAGAACCAAACCACCTTCACCAGTGTTCACATAAAGGGCACCTGGAATTCCAGGAGCACCCATCATGGACTCCGGGACAATACCAGCAGCTCCCAAATCTAAAGTATCCAGAGCACGTTCAACGGGCTCTCGGTAAGAACCTTCACCCACCCAGTCAAACTTATTCTGGCCAAAACGATAGATGATGTCTTTGTAATGCTCCAGGTTCTTGTAGATTATCTGAATGTCATCCCCATCAATGATGTAGTTCACCAACTGGAAGAAGAAGTTCTCATTATATCCAGCGACATCCTGCAAGGGAGGGTTCAGGAAAAAGAAGAATGGGTTCGGCTGAAGACTTTCACTCAGCAGGCCCTCTCGGATTCTATCAACGTATGCAAAATCAGTAGTGGCCTTCGACCTATCCAGGTTTACAGGGCTACGGAACAATCCCACACTCACACCAGAATCAGGCAACCAGCAAGGTTCACCCTCAGTTGCCCGCCATCCTGGAAGGAATCCCAGAACTGCTGCACCACTCAGGTCTTTACCTGCTCCACCAAAACCAATCTCTACGGAGGCTGTCCCTGTAATAAGGATTCGGCCAAGGTGAGCTGTGATAGCTCCGGCTGGAAGAAGGGGGACGGAGTCAATAGAGATGCTGTCAGCCACTTCCTCTGTTGTGAATGAAGCCTGGTCAGGGAAGCCTGTCAGCAAGTCACTAGAATCCCACTCATAAGAAGTCCCATCCACAGCAAAATAGAGGATCTCACCCCCATCGAAACGGAAGATGTCTCTGTTACGGGAGTAGAGTTTAGCTTCTGTTGTAAATGTAGCAGGCACCAAAGCAGCCTGAAGGAAGTAAATGTAATCCCCATCCAGTTTCTGTCGGTCGTACCGTCCCATCTCCACTCGGGAACCCGGGTCACCACTTTCAAGTTGAAGGCAGACGTAAGCATTTCCACCACGTATGTGGCTGGGCTTATCATCAGGAATCCTATAGGGACGGGTAGCTGTGATAGCATGGTTACGCCCGAAGATAATGAGGTCACTCACCCCATCTGTCAAAGCACGTACCATCCCAACATTCGAGTCAGTAGCTGAGTTATCTCCACCAGGGCGTACAGGAACAACCCCTATATCCAAAGGTAAAGCACCTGTCTCATCAGGGACATTCAGAATACCTGAAGTTCCGAGTCCTCGGTAAGCATTATTCCAGTCCGTATCGTTGTAAGCATCTGGAAGATACTCAGCTTCAGGGAGGAATAAGTCATCACCGTCAACCAATAACCGAACAGGAGAACGGGTCGGCTGAGGACGTTGACAGAGAGCTACTCCATCATAAATCACATCAGCTCCCAGGTAATACTTGGAGAATGTTGCTGGGCTATCAGGGTCAGCTTTACCCATATCCACAGGACTTAATCTCAGACGGCCAGTAGATAACGAGAGATACACTTGACCTTCAGCGGGGTCAGCAACCTCGGCTTGCAAGGCTGCATCATTGGCAAAAGTCACGGTATCCAGATAGCTTCTGTTTCCATACCGAAGTAAAATGGAATCGGTCGGTCCAGGGAGAGGTGCAAGAAACAGCTCAGAGGTCAAAGCATCTTGAATGCTTCCAATCATTCCATCCTCATCCTCAGAAAATCCCTTGTATGAATACCAAACTGATTTACCAGCTTGTGTGTTTACATAGGCTGGGTTGAATACCAGTTTTCCGTTGGTCTGTCCCATAACACCAATTAAATCAGAGGCAGTGCTGAAATCGAAATCCTCTACAACATCATCAGGTTTCACTTGAATCCCGAGGAATCCATTTCCAGGGCCTGCCGGAACACTATTTATACCAGGGTCAGACCCCAGTCGAATCATTGAATAAGCATCTGGCTCTGAAGCATCACCCGGCAAAAAAGACCCGACAGGGAAATTCTGAAGTTTAGGGTCCATTGTGAATGAAGCCTCGTCCAGCAGGAGATATCCCAGGTTCTTAACTCCTGAACCTTTCCAGGGTTCCCACCGCTGAAGTGCTGCATTCCATCCGAATCTTTTCTCATATCTATCATTACGAGTCCACCAGAACCGTGGGGTAGCCGCTGTGTATCGAGGTTGGATAACTCTGTCACCACGTTCAATGGATAGACCTCCATCGAGCAAGGCTAACTGGGCATCGGTTAATGTCACGACTCCTGAAACAGGGTTCTGGTTCTCAGGTAAAATTTCAAATGCAAGGTAAGGAAGATTACCTTCCCTGCCTGCTGCGGGGTTATCAACATCATCCCAACCATCATCGTCATACTCAACGTCACCACGGGCTACGACCAGCCATGAAATTGTACCTATAGAACGGTCACCATTATCTACGACGACAACATTGGCCGTTCCATCAGTGAAAAGTTCCTGGTCCGGACCAGGGTAAGCAATAACATCCAAAGCACCAATAGGTATATTCCCTAAACCCTCTGTCGTCCACCAATCGGTATCATCTACTGTGGCCAACTGAGCTGAGTTCTGAGCCCAAACCAAATATTCCACAATTGAGGAACCTGGGGCATCCAGAGCAGCGACACGATACTGGTCTGTCGGAGCACTCACCAAGTCAGGAGAACCCAAGGTGTAATTGGCAGGGAGTGCTCGAATGTCACGAACCACACTAGTACCAGGTTCATCTGTCGTAGGGGCATTCACTGGAGATTGTCGAACACCCTCTAATACTTTTCCGTCAAATTGAAAGCTCATCTATACCACCGTAGAGTTTGAAACACCAGCACCCGGAAGAGGGGCTGGGATTCCCGTTACAGACCCTGTACCTGCTCCTAATAATAACAAAGCAGCTATACCATTTCCTAAGCCTGTTGCCATTGTTGTTAAAGATGACCCTGCTCCTGAAACAGCAGACAAATTCGTCATTAACAATGTTATTAGTGTAGAGGGGTTGGAAATTACAATCTTAGAAATATCAGCACCAACTCCAACACCCGCACAGACACCAGTATATTGACCAGCACTTGTAAAGGCTTGTGAAATACCCATAGCCACTACCACAGACAGAGGTTGAGTCAAGGGACCAACCATACCTGCTGCAACCAAAGACCCTAACATTACTGGCACAACTATAGGAACAACCAATTTAGTAGTAACAGGATTTATTACTCCTGCCCCAAGTGTTCCGGTAGCAGCACCAACTAAACCTAAATTCTGTGGCTGTCCTACAGCCCAGGAAGTTACAGAATTTGCAATACCTAAAGCCAGGCTATCAAAAGCAGGCCCATTCATAGGCAGACCACCTGAAGCCTGATTCGATTTCAAAGCCTGATATATTATACCCTGGTTAATTGCCATTAGGCTGACACAATATGCATTTTTGCACCCATACCCCAAGTAGCATAGGGAAGATTAGTAAAAGGTTCTAAAGAACCTGCACAAATAATAGGACCTGAATCAGGACCTGTAATCGGAGCTCCTAGTATCACACTAACACCTCCCCGAACAGTGGCTATGCCAGCCGTTGCTTCTAACGTGGCTGTGGCCATTCCTGAAACTGTAGCTGTTCCCACTAATGCCTTCAAAGCTACGTTTCCTATTGCAGCTTTACCAGTAATACCAGAGGAAGAATCCACCTCCAGGCTGTTTGCCAGAGCTTTGGCTGACCATTTACCCAGCCTTGTCTCATAAGTCATGTCACCAATCTGCATAGTTGTAGAATGGCTACCAAGAATCTTGAACTCTTCTTCTCGGTCACACATCTGGTAGGAGACTTTCTCTCCTGTGAATCCAGGATAGGAACTTGTATATACTCGTTCATGTAACGGGAAATTGGTCGGCAGTAAATACTTCGGGCCACTGTAAGACTCGGAAGCCTGAGCACTGACGGCCAATTGATAATTCTCAGTTGTTTCACTGATGGACTTCGTACCATTGATTTCGATTTTCTCATGGCCAGTTAATTTCACATTAGTAGCCTGAGTTTCATGGTTGTTACTTTTCAGAAGGATTTTCTTCTCAGCCATCAATCTGATGTTAGTCTTAGCACCAATGTCCACGGCAGGCACATCACCTTCACCACCACCCGTGCCTGATGCCCGTTCTACTGTGGTTTCAGCCGTCTTGATTGGGCCACCACCGTAAATTACCACGGCTCCTTCAGGAGAGTTCAGATTAAAATCATTCTTCCCTAGAGCACTGAGATTTATCCCATCCTGTAACTGGAGGTCTAATTTCCCACCAGTGCCGATTTTAATGTTTCCTTGAGCATATAAATGAATCGAATCTTCTTTAGTGTTACCACCGATGTATCCTCGATACTGCCCTTGTTTATTAACTGACCAGAAAGTAGGGGCTGCTGGTTCAGCAGTCGGGGGAGCCATACGGAAAAGCATGGCTGCCTGGTCTTTCATGGGAGTCGGGATACTACCGTCACTCACATCTGTAATCTTGGCTGGTTCCAATCTGGGAGCAGGAGTGTCACCATCAAAAATGATAGGAACTACGGGCAGGCCGTATCCTTCTCGGCCCTTAGCTGTGTAAGGATCATTACCAACTACCGAACCCATAACCCATTCAATAAATGGTGTGTTTGTGGAAGCTGAGCCTGGAATATCAGGGTTAGTCTCTAGTAACCGTTCAGCATCGAACATGTCGGTCTGTTCAGTGACAGGTAAACGGCCATCAGATGTATGAGCCAGCTCAATACGGTATTCTGTCAGAGTTGGGGTGTCAGGTTCCAGTACAGCATTCTGAAGACCTTGGTTAGCTACTCGGAAGAAAGGTTTTCCGCCGTACACTGCATCACTAACAGAAGGGATGTGATTGGCATCGAGGACATACCCAGCATCATCAACTAATCCACCTCTCTGGAGGAATTTGTAAGGGTCCAAATAAGAAGATATAGGGAAAGGCTGTCCAGCTAAATCACCTTCGTCATTGGCCAATTGTCGTCGTTGAAACAGTTTGGAAGGAGTATAGAACCCTTCCTCAGCTTGGGGGTCAGCAGGAAGTTGAGCGTCATCAATAACCACTCCTGCCAAAGCCTGGGTTTTATTATCCCACTCACGGCCATCAGATACACACATGGCAGGCAGTAATCGAGCATCACGCTGAACCATACCAGCATAGATTCGAGTACCAGCCATTGCATGGAACTGTTGAAGACTTCGAGTTACCAAAGCCTGGTCCTGGTCGCGTAATCGGATTTCATTACCCCGACGGTTGGCCAGAGTAACACCCTCATCCAGAACCATGTCAGAACCTTGAGAGGAAGAAGCTACTACATTACCAGGTTGGATATGCCGAAGTTTATGCCGAGTCTGTGAATAAATTCCACGGAGAGCCTGCTGGTCCTTCGGGTTATTGATGTCATACTCATCAGGGTCAAAGTCAGATGTTGTCACCCAATCTTGACCAGGCCACACACCTGGTATCAACCACGACATGATGACTGGTGTTCGAGTGTTGGTAGAATTGGAAGACATGCTCTCGGGAGGCATCCAACCGACGACACAGATATCCCCGACTTCTGGCATAGCACCGAAGAAATGACGAGAACCTGCCCCCGGGAATGTCAAAGGAACGGGGACTCTATCGAAAGTATCAGAAGAACCAGATAATGTTCGGAGGGTAACGAACATCTCCACATAGTTGACGTTCGTTACTCGTGCCGTACCCAGACCCCAGTTATTGTCGGGGTTCATGTCATGTTTACGTTTGGCCGCATAGGCTGTGGAAGATTTAAGCTGTCCCCACGGTACAGTCCCACTCCCGTTCAAACCAGATTGAGGATTGATCATCATTGCCATTATACTTCTCCATCCCCGCCAAAGGCATCATCAACATTTTCAGTAGCTTCCACTACATCGTCTGCAGCTGCTTCTACATCGTTAACTATCCGTTGAGTAGCCTCTGAGGCAGCCTGAAGGGTTTCATCCAAACTAGCAATAGAACCAACAATGTCTCCAGGGTCTCGGTCACTAACTTCACCACGAAGGGCATCCTGATGAAGAATCCAATTCTGTCCGGCTGCAGCTGCTGCTTTGGCTGAAGCTGCTGTTACTGGGTCACCCTGTTGTAGTTCCATGAATCCTTCCACCACTGGGATGAACTCACGTTCCTGAGCACCTTCCAGAACAATGTTAGCCTCAGCCATCTTACAATGACAAGTCCTTACAGAGTCGGGGGTTAAATCAGCCAGAGAGTAGGCAGCATTCGTCAGTTGTATTTTAGTTTTAGCCACACCATCTTTCACACTGTTAATATACCAAGCTCGAAGGCCATCCGTCAGCATTTGAGTTTGAGTTCCTTCTTCACCAGGTTTATTTGCTTTCTGCCTGATAGCAGCCATTTGACCTGGATAGGATTTGTCCAGACTTTGTAACAGTCCTTGAATCTGAGCATACCCTACAGTTGCTTTATTCCGCATGATGCCATTGACGAAGATATCCACACTTGCTATATCCAAACTTTGCAAGGGACCTTCCATAACCAATTGTGAAAACACTCCATTCTCATCAATGTCCACACCTCGGCCATAACGATAAGACCCTACAATCTCATACCCACGGGCATCAGATACGGGGAAGACAGGGCTACTCACAGCAATCTTCTTATTCTTTTTCCCACTGGTTCGTCTGATTTTCGTAATCCCTGCTGCGCCATAGATTTGAGAGAGGCTTGAGAAGAAATTAGCCGTTACTTTCAGTGCCTCATTTAATGTAACCGTATTTTCTTGAGTTGCTTCGGCTCCTTGTAATACGGACTGTCTCCAGGTTTTCACCCAGGTATTGATTTGTTTTTGGACAGCAGCAGCCAGGTTTTTGGAAACAATCTTCCAAAACTGATCTACTGGCATTTTCTCACTGAGTGGGAATGTTATAGTCCCATTTGTCCCACTCAATTTGAAATTCTGAGGGGAATGTATTGGGAATACACTAGCACCTTTTATCTTCACTGCTGGCAATGTTATCGGAGTGGGTTGAGGGATAGAACTATCAGCACCCTGAGCTGATGATGAAATGTTGTAATTCAGTTCTGCAACCCATGCACCGAAAGCCTCTTCTAAAGTGTTGGTAGCTGATTGAGAGGCTCCTTGAACTATTGCACTCTTGGACAGATTTGAGAAAAACTTGGCACCTAAAGCACCAGGGTTCGGGGTATCTACTGTCGTAGTCTTCACACTCCCAAGGTTGTAATCCACAGGAGAAAACATCATCTCTCGAATTTCTGACGTTGGTACAACTACCCCGCCTTTTTTATCAGGGTGGCCTGTTAGAACTGTAATCCCCTTAGTTACTGGGATTGTGCCGAACTTGGAATCCACACCTTTATTCAAAGGTGTTTGAGACCCACCTGGAAGGAAACCTTCTCCGTCAATCTGCCCATTTTCAAGTGGGGCATCAACTACAGTGTGGGATTTATCCTCATCAGTAACATTGATAGTTAGTTTCCCCATCCCTTGGTGTTGAGGACTCGGATGAGAAGATGAATAATATCGGTACGAACCTGACATGGTACCATTTGTCCGTGTTGCTTTCTTGTCAGCTAACACCCCTAAAATGAAGTTGGTGCTATTGACATCTTTTCGAGAACCATCTTTGGTACTCATCAGATTCAGAACGATGGTGTAAAGAACTTTTAATGGCTCAGTATCTTTCATATTACTAAGGTTGGATTCGAAAGCAACCATACTCTGGGCTAAGTTGTTTCTAGCTACAGCCACTTTCTTCTGTGTAGCTACCACTTGTTTCCAAGCATTTGCTCGACTTGTTTTGTTTGTTGAGTTGTTGGCAATCCTGTTATATTTAAGGGAAGCAGCATCTTGTAACTTCAATGCTTTCTGAAGGTCTTTCTCTAATTTAACCTTGTCTATAGCAAAGGCTTCCAGTCGTTTCTTATATTTATTTATCCCTTTTGCTAAATCTACAAATTCCCCTTCAGCATTCACTGGAGGATGTGTTCCAGGAGGTAGCAAATCTTGGTCAAGGTCATATTGGAATTTCATGACCGTGCCTTCACCAGTCTGCATCTCAAACAGAGTCCCCATGTCAGCCCCACCCGCAAATCTAATGACTTTCATATCCAAAGCCATCACGATGATTCCCGGAATCATCCCAGGGATAGAGACATCAAAGACCCCACCTCCAAGTAATATTGTCCGAGGGTCTACTCTGTTAGGGTCAAGAGCCATTACTACATTTGGGAATCCCATCAGAGAAGGGTAGCCCATGTTATCTTCCACCTGTAAAGGACGAGGTGGCATGGATGGGTTGTCCAGATGAATAGCATTGATACCACCATCAGGTTTATCCACATCCCCAGGAGCAAAGAACTTGGCTCTTTTGGCCACGAGCTGGAGGGTTGTCGTACACTGACCACCCGCCATGAAACCATGTGACATCGAGGTGCAGTAATAGAAGCAATCTAAGTATCGGATGTACACTGGATATCCTGGACGAATTTCAGGCCGGAGAGGGATCGTTACGGAAGCCGACTTTGAAGGAGCATTCATGATGTCCATCTGATTGGCTGCCGCATGTTGCATTGCATCTTTATCATTGAAGTAAGCTGTTTCAAACTCACCGGGACGCCAGCCGTACTGAGCTACCAGACGATAATCTACATGCTGGCCACGAACACCGTACTCATTCTCAGCTCCCGTACTCGTCACATTCTTAATTTGGCCACTCTTGGCTGTCATATATGTGACTTCTGGTTCTTTTTCATCGAAGCTGATGTTGATGATGTCAATATCCTCGATGCAATAGGTTCTCGAACCTGACGTATCGAGGTTATAGAATGGAGGTTTGAAAACAAAATCCCCATCTACATCCTGGTAAAACTCAAAGCCTGAAACCTCACACACTTTGTTAACAATATCCATCTTGCTTTCATAGGTAGCTTCAAACTCATTGAACTGACCAAACATACCAATATCACTAATGAAAGCCTGCATGTCAACAATGTTCAAATCAACAGGTTTACTACCAGCAGAAGCCCTGTCCATGTAGAGAAGGGCATCCAGAGTCTCAGGTGTCCAAGACCCACGAATCCGAGCATCACTCCACACTTCGGGGTTACCTTTTGCTCCGGTGTTGGATTGATTGAACCGGCTCTTAGTTAATTTGAGTAGTTCTTTACTGGAGGCTCTCCCCAGGAAAGCTGCTTGAGCAGCATTGAAAAGCTGGCCAGTGGCTCCGTGCATCCTCAGTCGGATGGTTGAGGTCTTGAATCGTTCCTCCCAATACTTGGCTGCCAGGGAGTAGAGGGTTTTATCCCCGAACATGGCAGCAATGTTTGTCTGGGAAGACAAAGCAAAACCAACACCAGCAGCTGCACTGATGAAATCGTTATGAATGTGCCAGACAATTTCGTAAGGGTGTTGGCCTGTGTAGTTATGGCCAACTGTTGATATTTTATTGTGAGAATTCTCAGGACGTTGCCCAAAAATAGAAGCATTTGTACTGACCTGTTGGAACTGCCAGAAATGTAGCATCGAGCCACACTGAACAGAGAAAGTCTGAACACCAGAACTGTAAGCTCCACCTACCTGAGTAACAACTCCGTGGAAAACATGGTAATACGGATAAGCAGGCATGTTGTCATCGTCAGTATCCTGATACATCCCTTCCACGGGGAAATAACCACGCTGGTAAATGTGGACTTCCAACCCTGGTCGGAGAATGAACTGAGCATCCCGTGCAAACGATTCATGATGATGGACTGGTACTGACAAGGTAAAGGATGCAGACGTAGCTCCAGGGTCCGTTCCTGCGTCCACAGACACCTCTGTCACGAACTCCTGTATGTTAATCTTGCTGTTGCATCGAGCACACCCTGGTAGAGAGATGTCTCCATTCAGATACACCAAGCAATCTGGAGTGTGTTGGACAATTTGCTGACGGTTCAGCTTCCATGTCCCTACATATGGTCTATTTTCAATACCCATCGGTTAAAATCCAAACGGTTTAGCATTAGAGATTGAAGTTTGTTCCACTTCTTCTACATTTACAGTGCCCCCAGAACTCTGGAAACCCTGGCTTCCTACTGGCTGGTCGGCAAGCCCACCAGTCCTCCCAATCGTAGTGGGGTCAGCAGGCTGAGTACCTGCCCCTCCAGCACCATCTTGGGGAACTAACGTATTAAGAGCATCACTAGCACTCACCTCTCGACCCTGAGTGGTCAGACGAGCACCGTCATCTCCAATTCCAAAAGCATATTCACCAGGCTTGTTCTTGCCTGAGTTCATGTATCGTTGATCTTCAATGCTCGGCAAAGGAGCCCGCATAGGATTGACGATGTTAACATCAGGAGTTGTATCCTGAATACCGTTAGCCGTGAACTCAATGTTAAACTCTACACCACCAAGCTCATTATCTTCGTTCAATTCGAATGTGAATGACTCCATGCTACCATAGTAAATGAATCCGTCATACCGAATGGACAAAGCTCCTACATGGAGATGTGCATTTGAACGGCCCATTGTATCGTAGATGTAACCATTGTTTTTATAGAACCTCATCAGGTTCTGCATGTTCTGCCAGGCTTTGGAATCATTACGGCTGGCTACATGAACACCTCGACCACCAGAGATAAAAGCTCCACACTTTGCTGTGAAAGAAACCTTGGCTTGGTCTTCACCCCAAGTATGGAGGATGTACCCGTACCGGCTACGGTCCTGATATTGTTGAATCTTGGTGTACTGAACCTGGAACGTCGTCGGGTTAATCAACAGTACAAGTGGAGGAATGTTAAGGATATTAGATATTTGCAACCGCATGTCCATCACAGTCAGAAGGTCTGGCAAGGCAGGCTTTCCTCGTGAAACTAAATCCGGCTGGCTCCCATCAGGAGCAGCATCTATGTCGGAGGCACTACCAAAGAAAGAATCTACTGCATAAGCTGTCCGAGCCACAGCTGCTTCAGGGTCCATTGTTGTCTGTGTGCTGGCAATCCCTGATAAAAAACTATCCTGGGAAATGGCATCACGAGCTTTCTGATAACTATTGGCCGTCCCATTAGCTACATCGTAAAGATTGATTCTCGGGCTATTAGCATCACTTGGTTCCGAAGTATAAGATTGGAATGATGCGGGTGGTTCTATCTGAAGAACGAACGGTGACAGATTACGGAGCATCTGCCGAGTATTATCAATTTGGTCTGCTGAGATATTTTCCATCTCAATGGACAGTTCTGGTCCCACGTTCAGGTGTTGATAAGCTAATGGAGCTGGAGGGTTCTTCACAGCTAGAGCTGACATCATTGCTCGGTTCACACCATCTGGAACACCCCCAGATGCCTTCGAGTTTTCTACAGCATCATTTACATTTACTGTGACTATTTCAGCCATAACACCCTCACTTTATCCTTCGACCTAAATCAAGGAAATCAGGATTCAGAATATCTGGAGTATCATTAGAGATGTTGTGCATCTCACCCTGAAGGTTGTAAGACATATCTGTTCGTATCCTGACCAGCTCAGACTGGACAGTGAAACTCGTGGACATCGTGAACTGATATGGTTTATCAGCAGCTTCTGTTACTGTGAAATCATTGAATACTCCTAGATAGACACCCCCGTCAAACGTGACGCTGATGTATCCCTGGAACACAATCTTCCCTGTAACATCGTAGACAGAGCCATTATTATGAAACAATGCCAACACATCCAGGTATTTATCGTAAGCAATGGAGTCCCGACGGCTACCCTCTACATCAATAGCTCCTTGGCCACCTGTAATATTTGATAGTCCTGAGTACAACCTCATGAACCCACCAGATGCCAGGTTAAATTCCAGGGAATCCAGACCTTCACCGAAATGCTGTTCAACGAACCCGCCTTTAGTTGGGATTCGTTCAATGATTTTGGAGTAGTTGACGGACATTGACTCTGGGTTCACATGTAGCACCAGTTTCATGTTGTCAGGGAGGATACTCGTTTCCCTGTCGGTAGCTAAGATATCGAAAACAACGGGCTTTTTGCCGAGGCTCTCGTTAAATTCATCATCCGGTGACATGAAAGACGACCGGAAAACTGGTGGTTTCTTGGCCATCGGTTATAAAACCCCTGCTTTCTGTGCCTTCGTGATAGCATTCAGGTTCTGATTGGCATCGTTCGGGAGGTAGTAGTTGTTGATGATGGAGTTCCCACCTCTTTTTTGATCTAGTGGGCCACCTGGCTTAGAGCCAACAATTGTATCTTTAGAGTTCGGTTTAATAAGACGACCCCCACTCAGAATGAAATCATCTGCTTTCTCAGCAGTTCTTAAACCAGCCTGCCATTGTTTTACAATTTGGCTACGTTCCTCTCCAGACACTCCAGAGATATTCCCTCTTTTAAAGGCTTGAAGTGTTCGGTCAGATACAGAAGATCCGAGTTTCTCCGATATCATCTCCCTCAGTTTTTCATCTTTAGCTTGAAGGTTCACTTCTTGACCAATCTTAGGAGCTTCTTTCTGGATTGCAAAAGTCTCTTGTTTTTTCTGCCGTTTTTCAGCATCTTTACCAATATCAGTAGATAGGGTCTTCTGAGCCTGAACTTGATCTTTATAGGCACCATCAGCTAACTTTTCAATGGCCTTATCAATTTCTTTATCACTTTTACCAGATTCTAATATTTCTTTCAGGTCTTCGGGGTGTGTTTCCCTTAGACCTGCCCGAGCTGTTCTCTGATCAAAAGTTGTAGGTAACTGACGGCCACCACGACCGCGTGTACCAACATAACTTCCTTCAGTACGTCCATACTTATCATTTGCTGCTTTAGTACGAGCATAATCTGTCAATTGTTCAATATCTTTATCAAGAAAGACACCCTCAAACCGAGAAATCACTTTTTCTATATCTCTACTAGCACCCAATTTTGTATTCATGGTCTTAAACTCAGATTTTAGTTGTGCCAAGGTTGCCCTCATAGCATCTTTCTCAGGCCCTTCTTTAACTTGGCTTATATCTGCTTTCACGGTACTGATTTCTCTTCTTTTATCTTTTGACTGTTCTACTAAATCCTTAGAAATAGCTTCTTGTGCAGCTAAGGCTTTAGCCTGGTCTATTTTTTCATCATCATCCAACCCTTTACCTAACAAAAACCCTGAGATACTTTTTACTGAATCATAAATACCATTCAGGATATACTGAATCCCCACTTCCAAAGCATGGGTCATATCTGTGGTATTAGAAGCAACCTCTAATGCCAGAGCTTCCTGAGCAGTCATTGTTTTTTCAATAGCAGCATCTGATTTTACTCGACCCATCAGTAAATCTTTTTCATCTTCTATTGCTTTAAAACCTATCTTTTCAATCTCTCCATTTTCATCTAACTTAGCTTGCCAAATCTTACCGTCCTTAGTAGCTGTAGCTCCCCAGGTGTCCATTTGTTTTGTCTGCTTAGCTAACAATCCATCGGGGTCTTGGTCATATACTCCATCCTTAATCTCTTTCTGGAGTTTCTTCATATCATTCCAATGAGACCCTGTACTTGTGGCCATTGCAAGCATTTGATCTCTCATTGTCGAATCTATCCCATGTAGACCTTCAAGAGTTTTTTGACTTATAGCACCCAGCTTCTCTCCTAATTCAGACATGCTTTTAGCCCCAGTTACTTGAAGCATCCGAGTCATCTGGTCTGCCAAGACACCACCAGGACCCAGAGCCCTCAGAGCTGTTATCTGTTCTCCTAGATTGCCTGTGATACCATTTGTCTGAACTAATAACTGCTGGAATTGACGAGCTGCATCAGAGCCTATCTTCTTCTCAATTTCAACAAAAGCTGCACCTTGATCTTTACCACTCATTTTCCCTAACATGGACACAAGAGAAGTAATTCCTTCCCCTCGTGTATCAGCATCAGAAAGTTGTGCTGCAAGTTCTGTCCCTTCAGCTCCGAAAATATCTTTTAATCCTGTAGAAAAATCATCTCCCAAATGAGATTTGAAAACATTCATCACACCATCAGCCGTATATTCAGCCTGGCTCTGTAAAGTAGCTGTAACTGCTTTACCGCCACGTAACATGACTTTCTTTATGCCCTCACCAGCATCATCTCCTGAAAACTGGCCTGTCAACTTCTGGAAGAAGTCCGCACCGAACTTGGTCCCTAAGATTTTATTCAGGTTGAGAAGCATGTTGGTAGTCTGTTCCAACCGGACGTTGTACATCCCCATACCTGTGGTAGCTTGGAGAACCATCCCGAAGAATCGTTTCGTTCCGAACCCACTCATCTGAGCAGCATCATAAATCATAGCAAAGTTTTCTCGAACACCCCCGAGAGAATGGCCTAACTGCTCCATCATTCCCGTCATGTCCTGAGCAACTTTCTCACC